TGATTAGGAGTTAGTATACCATATGCTAATCCAGGATGGCTTGAAGCATTTCTAAAAGGACCAGCATTAGTTTGACCTCTTCTTAAATCTTTATCAATTCCTTGTTCACTTAATCTAAAACTAGCAGGGTGTTCAGGCCTACGCATGATATTTTTATCTGAAACATTCCATCTATTTCTATCGCCAATTGGCCTTACTAAACCTTCGTGTGTGGCTCCTGACGCAACTCCTGGCAATGCATGTGTTTTATCGTCATGTGGTACACATGCCCACCATACGCCTAAGTTTTTATCTCCATTAATAAAAGAGCATATTACAAACACATTTAAGTCTGGTGGAACATGCCATATACCATAGGCTCTATCTGTTTCTTCATAATCAACTGAACCTTTAACTGGCTTCTCTGCTTGGTGGTTTGTTGATCCAGCAAAAGGAGGACAATACTTTACTCTTCTCCAATGATCTGGATTATTTTCATCTCCGAGAAACTCTTTGATATAAACTTCAAGTACACCCATGCCATAGGGGTCTGCATTGTTTTTAATTTTACCAAGATACACTCCTGTAAAACTTTCTAAATCATATGGTCCTGTTGACATATTATACTCCTGCTTTTCCTGCTTCGTTTGCTTTTTTAAACTTTACATTTCTTTCTTTTTTGATCTTCTTCTGCATTGCTTCTTTTGCTTTTTGTCCTAAAAGAGGATCTTTTGTTCCTTTTAACTTTGATGTAAACTTTCCACCTGTAAATGTATGTACAGTTGAAAAAATCCTATATACACCCGTAATCAAATCTTCTTTGTCTAGGTCCATAAGGTCTTTGTCGTTTCTATCTGCACTTGGTACTCCGACTTCTAAGTAGACTGAATTATCTACATTTTGCCCAGCTGTTTTTGCTAAGTGTTCTTTTAGTGCTTCCTTGTAGTTTCCTATATTTTCGATATAAAAATTTATGTCATCTTGTACTGGTGCTTTTCCTTCTACTCCTGCTGGTGTTTGGTGTAGCCAAAACGGATCTCCTAAAACATCAAAATCTAATGTTATTAAATCTCCACTACCTGCACTTGCACCAGCATGTAATTGTTTAAACAAATGTTTTGAAACAAACTCTGCTCTTTTGCCTTCTGATTGTGTATCTTTTGTTTTACCTTGTGTATTAGTTGGAGTAAACATAGTCTTATAGATATTTGCTTCTTTTTCTTGTGCTTTATTTACATCAGGTTCTGTTAAATCTTCAGCAAATCTAAAAGGAGCAAGTTTTTCATCTTGTATTCTTTTTATTGTCGCTTCATCTCTTCTTTTATTTTCAGCATTTTGTTTTCTTGCAACTTCTCTTAATTCCTTGGCTGATGGTTTGTTCTTTGTAGTTTTTGCTTGTGGAACAGAAAGGTCATTAATTATTGACAGAGGAATTCTCCAAAGGTTATTAAACTTAAGATCTAAGTTTAATATTTCAGTATTTTCTCCTGAATAAATCCACTTATATGCTTTTCTAATAAGTCCGTTTTCAATATAATCATCAATCCTAGCAGATACATCATCTATAGATGAAGTCTGTTCTAATTCATTAGGATCCATAAGATCTTTGGCTAAAGCCCTTGCACCTACGAATACTTCTACATCTACTGCTTCTTTCATTCGTTTAGCATCAAATGAATCTTTGCCTTGTACAGTAACTCCTGTAACAACTAGTATTGACTTCTTTAACTTTTTAAGAGACTCTGGTTTTGGTTTTACACTTTCTTGGTCAAATGCATCATTTGTTAAATATTTTACAAGCTCTGGCGAAGTGCCAAACATTTGATGTATAAACCCTTGTATTGTTTCTCCTGGTGCTAGTGCAATATTACCATCCGTAAATATACTCATAAAAAAGCCTTCGCTTTTTGTTGCAATTAGTTTTGAATCAAAATCAAATTTTAATTTCTTTAGTGTGTCGCAAACATAAAATTTATAGGTGTCTGCTTTTTCTTGTATTCCGTCTTTAACTAATTCTTTTTGGTACTTGTTTAATCCAGTTTCTAATCTTGTAATAAGACCTTGTATATTATTCTGTTTACTATTATCATTGTCTTTGTCAACAGATACACCTTTTTCTATTTTCAACACTTCTGTATTACTAGAAGAACCTAAGTTTGTTACTAGTTGTAAACTATATGTTGAACCTCTTAAATCTAGACTCATTTCTAAATCAGTAATTGTAACATACCATTTATAGACCATTTCGTTACCTAATCCATCTTTGCATATAACTGGCATGTCGTTTTCGTAACCCTTGAAGTTTACTTCTAATAAAAATATTGCTTCTTGAGAATTAGGATAGTTAAACGATCTTGCAGACTTTGCAATCATCTCTGGTAGTTTAGCACCCAAAGGTTCAGTTATTCCCATTTTAAATGTATGATCTATTGCAGACATATAAAAGGGTTGTGGGTGTCCAGGATTAGCTGTTGTTATTTCAAGCGATTCTAATACAATCGAACCAACTGATGCCGAGTCTAATACTTTAATCCCTCTTCCGTGATTAAATGATCTTTCTTTTATTTTAAGTGTTCTTTCGTCGCTGGGCATCATAGTTAACACTATATTATAGGTATAACTAGGATATGCTAATAAAGGATTATCTCCTACTTCACTAGCAAGTTTTGGAGGAGCTTGAATTGACTCAGGTGCAAGTTTCGCTATGGCCATTTTAAATTCCGTCTGTGCTAGTAAGTACCTCTAGTACTGTTCCAGCTTTTAAATCTCTAATAGGATCAACAAGTGCATTTCTATTGAGCATTGCAATAGTCCACCAATACTTACTGTTACCATATAAATCATAACTTAGTTTGTCTGGTCTATGTGCCTGAGCTGGTGTAACTATATGTTGTTGGGTTTCGGTCCCAGGTGATACTAAATCGTCGACTGTCTGTGCATTATAGATATCTAAGAAAAAGTCTTTAACTTTTGTATTTCCGTAATGTGCTTTGCCTGTTGCCATTAAATATATCCTTTGCCTAATAGTTTACCTGATGCAAAATCCTCTAACTTAAAGTCTTTAACTACTTCAAGTGGGCTAAGTTGAACAAGTAATGTTACGGAGATATCAAATAATACAGGTACTGTCTGAAATCCATCTGCCATGCTTACTGTAATGTAATCTACGTCCTGTGGATAATCAAAAGAAAACGATTGTACTACAACTGGTGTATTATTATAAAGCCCGTAAGCATTTAGTCTTCCAATTGGAGGAGGCGTTCCTCTTGTTTCTTTTTCTTGTTTTCTACCATAAAACATCATAGTAGATGTTCTTAACAAATGTATTGCATTTAATGCTCTGCGTCCTTCTTTTTCATCTCTACTAACAAAAGGTCCACTAATTGATATTGAAGGAACTTTTCTATTACCAAACGCACTTGGTTGATAATTTGTATGTTGTAATTCAATAGTATTATAGTTAACTTCAATAGATTGTGTTATTCTCGGAGTATAGTCCCATTCAATAATATTAGTGTTAAAAGCCGCATTATCCGAAGTTGGTGTAACTTCAGGCTTTAGTGCTTTAAACGATAATTTTACTTTATCCGCAACTTGAGCCATGTTATGTTAGCCTCCTGCTAAAAATACTAAGGATCTTTTTCTGTAAACCTTCGTCTGCGTTTGGGTATAGATCTTTTACAATTCTTTCTTGTTCCTCTGTACTTCCGCTTGCAAACATACTTCTAATCTCTGATGCACTTCCTGCTGTTTGCCCTGCAACTGTAAACTTATAATCTTTAACAGGATATATGTACCCATGTCCAGGGCGTTCTGTTCCTTCACCTTTGTCGTTTGTAAAAGGTTTCATCTTACCACCTGTGTACTTTTGAAAATAAGAAGGCGAACCATTTTTTAATGGTGTGAACTGAAATCTAGGATCTTCTTGCATATCCTTTGATCCTACTCCAAATACCATAACATCTGTGTTAGGATCAAGACCTAATGCAGTTGGTAATATCTTTGGATTATAAGGAACCGGTTCTTCAATAACCTGGCTTGGATTAATACCCGTTGCTTGTATCATTGCTTTTTTCTCGTCAAAAGAAAAAGGACTCTTATTCGGCTCTACTTTGCCGCTAGAAGCGATATAAGTATTGTTAATGCCAAACTTAGACGCTAGTTCTTTATATGCAGAAGCATGTCCATGATGGAACGGATGAAACCTTCCACCATAAATGGCAATTACTTGGGGTTGCAAATCACTAATTTTCATGTTATAATATCTCCAACTATATTTACCGTTTTTATAAAGTGGGTAGATAACCTATTGACAATAAGAACAATATTTGCTATACTAATGAAAATAAGGAATTAATATGACAACTAATCTAAAAAACGTATACTTAAAGAATAAAGACTTACTTCTTCAGATCCATAAAAGCAAACTTCAGTTTTGCTGGAAAGAAGATAGGAAATATGGTGATTATGATATCATTTTGCATGACCTAAAACATTTCCATAATCGCAAGACTATAGCATTTCCGGAAGGAGCTCTTAACATTGCAAAGGCTACTCGAGCCAAAAGATTTGCAGAAGCACTTCATAAAGAGGCTATTAAGCAATGGGAAGAAGAAGGAAAACGTCCTAGCAAGAAACCAAAAATGGATCAATTTATGGTACCAACAAAATCTATTTCTAACGATGAAATAGTGGTTAGGCTCATGGATTGGGATCATATTCCAGAAGAACCAGGACGTAAGACTAATCCTAAAACACCTGCAGATTACAGAGCTAAAGTTAACTTTCCTCCTTTTAAACATTATGTTAAGGAAGACGGAGAGTGGAAAGAAGTAGTTCGTAGTCATTGGAAAGGTGATTTAGAAACTGGCCACTTTAGTATTGATCATGGAAAGATTACTAATAGGCTTGGCGCAATGTTTCTAAAATTATGTGAACGTTATAGTTTACGAAGTAACTGGAGAGGATATAGTTATATTGACGAAATGAGAGGACAGGCTCTTATACAATTAACGCAGATTGCTTTACAATTTGATGAGAGCAAGAGTCAAAACCCGTTTGCTTATTATACTGCCGCCGTAACTAATAGTTTTACTCGAGTATTAAATGTTGAAAAGAGACAACGTGATATACGTGACGATTTACTACAAGAAGCAGGGCAAACTCCAAGTTGGACCAGACAAGCAGAGCATATTGAAAAAGTAAAAGCAGAAGTTGAAAGAGCTCTTGCTTTAAAAGAAGCAGAGAAAGCAGAAAAAGAAAAAGAAGAAAAAGAACCATTATCAGAGATGATTGGACATAATAATCCGCCACCAGAATTTCAGTAAGGAGTAATAAATGACAAATCCATTTGAAGACCAGGAACGTTTTATGTTAGCATGTGATCAAACTGTTGCAGAAGAAAACATTCCACAATACCAGCTATACCTTTCGTTAATTAACGAAGAAGCAAAGGAGTTAGTTGATGCAATTAAAGCCAGTGATAAACAGGAACAATTAGATGCCTTAATTGATATTCTTGTTGTTACAATTGGCGCAATCCATTCTATGGGAGCCGATGGCGAAGGTGCTTGGAGCGAAGTAATGTCTACAAACTTTGCCAAAATTGATGAAGTAACTGGTAAAGTTAATAAAAGAAGTGACGGTAAAATTCTTAAGCCAAAAGATTGGGAAAGCCCAAAATTGGAGCAATATTTACAAAGGAAACTCGAAGATGAATAGAGCATTAGAACGACTCGAATATAAACACAAAGTTCTTAAGAAACTTGTTGAGGGTGCAACAGGAGACCTTGTACAAAAACTAAAGAAAGAAAAACTTTTTATAAAAGATCAGTTAGTTAGAGCTAGACAACAAGCAAAAGAAGTGTTATAATATAGAATGAATCAACCTTTTAAGAAAGCCGCATATTTTACGGATATTCATTTTGGTTTAAGAAATAACAGTCGAGCTCATAATGATGACTGTGAAAACTTTATCAAGTGGTTTGTAGAAGAAGCTCACAAAGAAGGATGCGAAACTTGTATCTTTGGTGGCGATTGGCATAATAGCCGTAGTAATATTAATGTTAGTACACTTAATTATACTACCACAAATTTAGAATACTTGAGCCAAAACTTTGAAAATGTCTATGTGATTATGGGCAATCATGACTTGGCTTATAGAGAAAAACGAGAAATTAATTCTCTGCCTTTTGGCGAATATTTGACAAATTTGCATATTATTAATGAACTTACTACTATTGGTGACATGACTATTGTTCCTTGGTTAGTTGGTGAAGAATGGACAGAAATGAGAAATATACATTCTCGTTACATATTTGGACACTTTGAACTTCCTCGTTTTAAAATGAATGCTATGGTAGAGATGCCGGACCATGGAGGGCTAAATGGGGATCATTTTCCTAATCAGGAATTTGTATTCAGCGGACACTTTCATAAGAGGCAAAGAAGAGGAAATGTAATCTACACAGGTAATGCTTTCCCTCATAATTTTGCTGATGCAGGTGATGACGAAAGAGGCATGATGATACTTCCTTATGGTGGAGAGTATGTATTTAGACAGTGGCCAGATGCTCCTAAATTTAAAACTATGTCGTTGACACATGCAATTGACAACCATACACATTTGTTTGATCATACAACTTTTGCTCGTATTACTATTGATGTTGATATTAGTTACGAAGAAGCATCTTATATCAAAGAAAAGTGGTATAACGAATATGGAATGCGTGAATTATCTCTTATACCAAATGCTAAGGAAGAACATTCTAAAGAATGGGATGGCGGAGAAATTAAATTTGAAAGTGTTGATGCTATTGTTCTAAATCAAATTCAATCTATTGATTCTGATGTAATAGATAGAAAATTATTAACAGAAATATACCAAGGATTGAATAAATGATTATATTCAAGAATATTACAATAAAAAACTTTATGAGTGTTGGTAATGTTACTCAGGCATTAAACTTAGACAAAGATGGTTTGACTCTTGTACTAGGAAATAACTTAGATTTAGGTGGCGATGGAGCTCGTAATGGTGTTGGTAAAACAACTATTGTTAATGCTTTGTCTTTTGCACTTTATGGTGATGCATTAACTACAATCCGTAAACATAACCTAATTAACAAAACTAATGGCAAGAATATGCTTGTTACATTAGAGTTTGAAAAGAACGGCGAAAAGTTTAAAATTGAACGTGGACGTAGTCCAAATGTCTTACATTTTTATATTAACGATAGTAAGTTAGGTGATGTAACAGATGAAGGACAAGGCGAAAATAGAGTTACACAAAAAGAAATAGATAGGCTTATTGGCATGGGCAAAGAAATGTTCAAACACCTTGTTGCATTGAACACTTATACACAACCTTTCTTATCTTTACGGGCCAATGAACAACGAGAAATTATTGAAGAACTTCTCGGTATTACACAACTTAGTGAAAAAGCTGACATACTTAAAGAAGGTATTAGAAATACTAAGGATCTGGTTAAAGATGAAGAATCAAGGCATCGTGCATTAGAAGAAAGTAATGCTAGAGTTAAGTCTACTATTGACGATTTAAAAAGACGTAGCAGGACATGGGCTAAGAAAAAAGATGCTGACTTAACTAATTTGTTGGCTGGTATTACAGAGTTAGAATCAACAGATATTGATGCAGAACTTGCATCTCACAGGGCATTAGAAGTTTTTAAAGAAAACGATAATCGCCTAAAGTTAGCCAATAAAGAACTTGCTTCTAGACAGAGTAATATTAATAAACTTAAGGAATCTTTTAAATTATCTGAAAATAATTTAGTATCTTTAAAGGATAATAAGTGCCATACTTGTGGTACTAAGTTACAAGACGAAAAGCAAAAAACTTTAATAACAGAATCTAACAATATGCTAAATCAGATTAAAGATGCTCTTAAAGAAGAACATGGTCTTTTAGCACAAGCAGATATTGCTGTTCGAGATATTGGAGATATGGGTACAAGACCTAGTACAAAATATTTGAATATTGAAGAAGCAATTAAACACCAGAGTAATTTAGAAAACTTAAAAAGTACTCTGGTAAACAAGGAAGGAGAGGCAGATCCTTACCAGGAGCAAATAGAAGCTCTTGAAACTACTGCCCTTGCAGAAATATCATGGGAGAACATGAATGAGTATACAAAACTGCAAGAACACCAAGAATTTTTGTTAAAATTGCTTACTAACAAGGACTCATTTGTCCGTAAACGCATTATCGAGCAGAATTTAGCATATTTGAACCACAGACTAGGTTATTACTTGGATAAGTTACAATTACCACATGAAGTGGAATTTAAAAGCGACTTAGAGGTTGACATTACTCAATTGGGTCAAACATTTGATTTTGACAACCTAAGCAGGGGAGAACGTAACAGGTTAATCTTAGCTCTAAGTTGGAGTTTTAGAGATGTGTATGAGAGTTTCACAGAACCTATGAATTTATTGTTTATTGATGAATTAGTAGACTCAGGCATGGACCAAGTTGGTATTGAGTTATCAATGAGTGTCTTAAAGAAAATGGGCCGTGAAATGAAACGTAATGTCTTTTTAATCAGCCATCGAGACGAACTCGCTGGTCGTGTAAACAACGTACTAATGGTTGTTAAGCAAAATGGTTTTACCGAGCTTGACAATTCTACTGAAATTATTTTATAAGGAGAATAATATGACAGACCCAAGAGATTCAGCTCACCATATAGCACTAATGGAAAATATGGATACTTATATGGCAGAGAACAGAAAGTTTGTAGAAAAGGGAGTTAAGGCTTCTGCAACTAGAGCTCGTAAAGCTCTTCAGGCTATTGCTGTTGCTGTTAAAGAAAGACGTAAAGAAATCACAGAAGAGAAAAACGCACTTTAATGCCAAGTAAAAGTAAAACTAAAGGATCAAGTTTTGAGAGGGAGGTTGCAACACATCTCTCAGAAATTTACAACGAAAGTTTTGTAAGAGTTCCAAACTCAGGAGCTTTTGTTGGAGGAATGAATCAGGCTCGTAAAAGCTATCTAAGTGAAGAACAAATTAGAGGCTTTAAAGGAGATATTATTCCTGGTCCTAGTTTTCCTTTATTGGTATTTGAATGCAAATTTTATGCAGACTTTCCTTTCCATCAGTTACTTCAAAATACGGACGTACTGATATTAGATGACTGGATAAATCAAACTATAGACTGTATGGATGATGGCGACTTAGGACTTCTTTGTATGAAGTTTAATAGGAAAGGTCGTTATGTTGCATACGAGGACAAGTTTAAATTTAAGACAACAAGATCTATAAACTATAAAAATTGGCTCATAACAGAATACGATTCCTTTTGGGAATTGAATGTAGAACAAGTAAAAACATACTCAAAACTCACAGAGACCATCTCTTAGACACATTGGCAAGCTATCTACTGATAGGTTAGTGCAAGCCGTTTATATTGCACCCATAAAATCTGGATCAATTAAGGATCGCAGAGGACGGAAGTTCTGAGCAGTAGCAGAGACATATCACCACTATCCTTGACAGGACGTAGTTCAAACAGCATGAAACTGGACTGGTGTATGTATAGTATTGCTAAAATGAGTAGGCTCTGGTGAACTATTACAACCTACATAACAATAGAATTGGTTTGGTTTGGTTCTATTTGTTTGCGTTATTACAGTCTAGTGTAAAAGGGTACCGCGTAACCGCCCTAACAGAAATGTTGCTTTAACCAAAGTGTGGTAGAGGTCTGTGTCAAGACAACCATTTATCTTAGCCCCTAAACGGGGCTAAGTGTGGATAGTTAATCTATGTCAAGCTAAACTTAAAAATATTAGAGTCAAACTTATATAATAAAAACTATGTGTTATCGTTTGAAATATAAAATTGAATGAGTAGAGCAACGCGATACGATATTCATGGACGAAGTATTCGTCCTGTAACTGATTCTTAACAATGTTAATGAGCAACTCTGGCTAACGCATCTGATTAGCAATACCCTTTTTACCATACATTGTATCTATCTTCTCTTTAACTACTTCTGATAAGATTACTCTGTCAGTGTATGGCATATCCCATACAACTTGTATAGGGTTGCTACTCCAAACACTTAAATTACATATATCTTGGGTTAGGGCTCTTGACTCAGATTCAAAACTTTCGATATACTTTGTAATCTTATTTGAATCAGTTCCTAGACTCAAGAGCCTTCGGAAAAAAAACTTGTTGGATCAAAAAGCATATCTGTTTTGTATTCTTCTTGGCAAAAATCACATTTAGCTGAAACTTCTCTGATAATTCCAAATTCTTGGAATGCTTTTAATTCTTCTTCTAACCTATCAACTGAGCCTCTGTCGAGGTTACCCAACCAGTCAGCAATAAATTTTATATCAGTTATTTCTTGTGGTTCTGCTTCTCCGGTACCTGGGATAACAACTTTAAGAATTGCGCCAATCATTAAGTCATGACTTAGATCAACTAATTGAGCAAAGCCTGCATTTGCAATTTCAGTTTGTCTTTCTACTGGTTCTTCTCGTTGTTCACTTGACTGTAATGCCCTCATCGAATCAAATTGCATTCGTAGTAAACGTGATTGATCTTTTAAATTATACGGTCTTAGATGTACTTCTAAGTTATTTGCAAGTTTCACGATGCCTAATTTAGCTGGAATTGGCTTTAATGTACCAATTATCTGTCCTAAACTTACATTTATTCGTTGAGACTTACCATCAGACTCGTTACAGCCATGACTGATATCCATTGGCATATCGTCTCCGTAACTTGCCATTTTAATTGCAACTAAAATCATATCAACATCTGCTGACGGAACTTCATCAACATCAGCAATGTCTGGACAAGAACTTTTGATTACACCTCTCATTGCTTCACCGTTAAATAAAGCGTCAGGGTTTTTAAGGCGTAATTCGTCTTTTGCAGTCATTGGATATATTGCAAGTTCCCCGCTTTCAGTTAACTTAGGTGGCTGTTTATAGTATCTTCCATTAGAAGGAAGAGTAATATATGTTCCAGGTTGCCTAAAATAATCCGATAAAGGGTTAGCAGTTTGCCCGGAAAGTGGGTTTTTATTATCCATGTAGTTAATCCTATCAGGTAAATAGGCTTATAGAAACCTATATTTGTAACTATACTTATATTCGGTTATAAAGCACAAAGGTCCAAAAGGTAATATGGAAGAAGAATTAAAAGAAGCAATTGGTAAATTAACCGATCAGATTTCCAGTATGAATAAACAAACAGGCTCAAGACCTGGTGGAAGTCGTGGATCTACAGGTCCTAAAGTTGATGCTACTGCTTCGGCAATGGACAAACTAAAAGATGGGGTCAAAGGTACTACTTCAAGTTTAAAGAAAACTGCTGAATCAAACGAAAAACTTGTACAAGCATCTAAAAAACTTACCTGGGAGCAAAAATCACAAATAAGAGGATTGCAAAATTTTGGTAAAGGATTACTTGACGGAAGTAAAAAAGGACAAGATTCTTTAAACCAGTTATCCGGAGCTCTAACAAATAGCACAGGAAAAGTTACTAAAGTACTTGGCGCCTTTGCCGCTGGTTTAGGTTTTGCATGGGGAACATTAGAAAATTTTGCAGATGCCGCTAGAGGAGCAAGTGGAGCATTAAACTTAGGTGCTGTTGGTGTTGGCTTAATGCAAACACAAAGTATGATGTCAGGACTTGGCAAAGAGTTTGCAACTGTTATTAATGAAAGCGGAGGCGGTTTTAAATTATTAGGAGCAACTACAGAAGACGCAGTTAGAAACTTATCTCAAATGTCGAGAGCAGTTAGAAACGGTTCTTCTATGATGGGCAACCTTACAAAAGAATTTGGTGTGTCAGCAAAAGCAGTCGACGAAACTGCAAAGTTAACTGCTCAGTTAGGACTTACAGAAAAAGATAGTGCCAGCTTAATGGCCGCTAGTTTAGATGTTGCAAGAAGGTCTGGTGCTTCACAAGAAACAGCAATGCAGACTGCAATTAAAAGTTATGCTACTACTGCAAAGACAGCTCGAGGATTAAGCGATCAATTTGGTGTTAGTGCCAAGGTAATTATGCAGGCTTCAATGGCTTTCCAGAAATCTATTGCAGGACAAAGAGCCGCAATGCTTGGAGTAGGAACAGATGCTACTGAAATCCAAGGAGTAATGGGTCAAATGCTTGGTAATCTAAGCCAAGATCAAAGAGATAGAGCATCAGCCGCAATGGCCGCAGGAGAAATTGGACAAGCTATTGCTATTGCAACTGAAGGTAAATCTGGAGCAGAAGCAAGTGCAACTGCTGACATGATAAGAATGATATCTGAAGCAAACACCGGAAAAGGTGATGGTACAGTTTTACAAGCTCTTAAAGGTATGGAAAATGCTTCCATGGAACAGTTTGCAAGCAGTAGAAACTTTAGAGATCAAAATATGAATGCCGCGGCAGGAATTGGCGCCGCATTTAAACGATTAAGTGATGATGCAGATAAGTCTAATAAAGATGCTAAGAAAAATGCAGAAGAAGGTCAAACTACAGAAGCAAGCAATATTAAGTCTCTTACACAAATGTCAACAGCCGTTGATTATGCTAAAGGATCATTTTATGGTTTAATAGCAGGTGGTGTTGGATTACTAGGATCGTTTGTATCGTTAGCGGCCGCAGGTAGTGCCGCCGCTATAGCAATGGGTGGCGGAGGCTTAACAGGAATGTTAGGTGGACTTAGCAAAGGACTTAATAAAATAACATCTGGTGCGTTAGGATCAGTAGGTAAAGTAGGCGGAGCAGTATCTGGTGCAACCGGAGGAATGCTTAGTAAAGCAAAAGGATTTTTAGGAATTGGAGCAGGAGGAGGTTCTGCTACTCAGTCTGTACCTGGTGTGCCTAGCACTAAAGGAATGCAAACAGCAGTAGGTGAAGTTAAAAGCCTAGGAAAGATGATACAAGATACTTTATCAGGTATAGGAAACGGAATTGCAAAATTAGCAAGAGGCATAGGCAGTTCATTATCTTCTATTGGAACAGGAATTTCAAAGTTAGCAAAAGGAATTGGCAGATCAATGTCCTCTCTTGGTAAAGGTATTGGAGATTTAGGAGAAGGACTAGGTAGAGGAATTGGAAAACTAGTTGAAAGTTCTTTAAAAGGAATTGGTAAAGGACTTGCCGCAGTATCTAATCCAAAATATTTAATTGGAGCCGCAGTACTAGCCGCAACAGGTGGTGCAATGTGGATTGCTGGAAAAGCATTCCAACAGTTTGCAAATATTAATTGGGGCGGAGTAATTGCTGGAGGCATTGCCCTAGCCGCAGTAACAGCAGGTGCCGCATTAATTGGATCATCTGGTATGATTGCACCTATTCTAATTGGAGCAGTAGCAATTGGAGCTCTTGGAGCCGCACTAATACCATTTAGCTATGCCGCTAAACTTGCAGGCGAAGGAATGGTAGACTTAGGTAGAGGGTTAAGAATAATTGGTGATGTTCCAATTCCAACGTTACTTGCTATAGGTCCTGCATTAGCATTAATGGGAGTAGGTTTAGCCGCACTTTCAGCCGCTGGTGCAGTAAGTTCTCTTTTAGGAGCATTCCAAGATGAAGGACCAATTGATAAAATTGTAAAAATTGCCAAAGCCGCTCCTGGTGTTAACTTAATGGCTAAGTCTTTAAGAACATTTGGTATTAACATAATGGTCTTTAACAAAGGACTTGAAGGTTTAAGTATGACAGCATTAGATGCTTTAGAAGACTTTAATGACGTTGCAAGTAATATATCACAATCTTCTGTAACTGCAATGGCAGATTTAGCAGTAGCAACTTCGTTACTTGGATTTAATATAAAAGATATAGATTGGAATCAATTAGTTTTACCAGTAGACATTGGTGAAAGATATCATAATTTAGCAGAAGGAATGGTAGCAACTGCTGAAGCAATGGATAAGATGCCTAAGCCAGGTATGTGGGACACTATTGTTGCAGGTGTAGGCAACTTGTTTGGAGTAAATGGTGGAGAACAAGGTAGCTTGACTGAGTCAGTTCAGAAAGAAAGAACCACAACTACAACATACAGCGATGGATCTGTTGATACAAATACAGAGATGATTACAGTTCTTAAGTCTATTGACGGACATATGGGCAAAGTTACTCAGAATACTAAGAAAGAAGTAACTGTAACAGCACCTCGCTTTGGTAGTTAAGTATTAATATAAAAAGGTAAGTAATAGTATGGCATCATGGAAAAAACATTTTAAGATATGGGATCCCCAAGCTGAACAGACTAATAATGGTCCAAGACAGCAGGGAGGTAGTTCATCTAAGTTCGCTAGTTGGCTACAAGACGTGTACACAGGGCAACCTAACAGAGTTGAACGTTATAGTCAGTATGATCAAATGGATCAAGACTCAGAAGTTAATGCGGCCTTAGACACAATTACAGAATTTTGTACTCAGGAGGATCCTTTAACACATCTTCCTTTTGCTTTAAGATGGTCCTCGGACCCAACACCAAGTGAAAATACAACTATTAATGAAACACTTAAAAAATGGTGTGCTATTAACGGATTTGATCAAAAACTATTTAGAACTTTTAGAAGTGCTATTAAGTTTGGAGATCACTTCTTTTTACGTGATCCGGAAACATTTGAATTATATTGGGTAAATCCAGGTGATGTTAAAAGAGCAGTAATTAACGAAGCTGAAGGTCGTAAAGTTGAACAGTATGTTATTAGTAACTTACACCCTAACTTAGGAGCAAAAGTAGCAACTAAGCCAATTGAAAGTGTTCAATCAATGGCCAATGCAGTACAAGCAGGACCAAACAATCAATATAACGTTTCAAATAGTGCTTATAAAAGTGGTAACACAGGAACCGAAGTTACAGTTGATGCAAAAGATATGATTCATATTAGTTTAAGCGAAGGCTTAGATGCTAACTGGCCTTTTGGAGCAAGTATACTTGATAGTGTTTTTAAAATTTATAAACAAAAAGAATTATTAGAAGATGCGATTATCATTTATCGTGTACAAAGAGCACCAGAACGTAGAGTGTTTTATATTGATACAGGTAATTTACCTAGTCATCAAGCAATGGGATTTCTTGAAAGAGTTAAAAACGAAATACACCAAAGACGTATTCCTACTAGATCAGGTGGTGGTACTACTATGGATGCAAGTTACAATCCTTTGAGCATTATGGAAGACTTTTTCTTTGCTCAATCAGCTGACGGTAGAGGAAGTAAAGTTGAAGTATTACCGGGTGGAACAAACTTAGGTGAAATTGACGATTTAAAGTTCTTTTCAAACAAATTAATGAGAGGTTTAAGAATTCCTAGTAGTTATATGCCTACTGGACCTGACGATAGTGCAGTTCAATTAACAGATGGTCGTGTAGGAACAGCATTAATTCAAGAATATCGCTTTAATAGATACTGTCAGAGACTCCAAGGTTTAATTATGCCTATGCTATGTAAAGAGTTTAAAACTTTTGTAAAGCATAGAGGTATTAATGTAGACACATCTTCTTTTGAGATTGATATGCTAGAGCCTCAAAACTTTAGTGATTATAGACAAATTGAAGTTAATAATGCAAGGGCTAGTGTGTTTACACAATTAGCAGAAGTACCTTACATGAGTCATAGATTTAAGTTACAAAAGTTCTTAGGTTTAACTGATGCAGAGTTACTTGAAAATGAAAAACTTTGGTTAGAAGAAAATAAAAACCCAACACCAGCTGAAGGCGACGAAGAAGCTGGATTTAGCGATATTGGTGGCGGTGCCGGCGGTGGCGGACTAAGTGATGGTGATATGGACTTTGCCGACGACTTAGAAAATGCAGAACCAGCCGCAGACGATGGTGGCGGTGAATCTGCACCTACAGAACCAGAAGCATAAAAGGAATAAGTAAAGTTATGAGATTTAATGACTTAACAAGAATACAAGACGAAATCGAAGAAGAAATCGATCCTGAGGTAGCATTCTATTCCGACATGCGTAGACACCGTATGACTTTAGAACATGTTAACAGGTTGCGTAAACTTCGTGAACTAAGGAAATACGAGCAAAAAACAAGACTTGAAGCCATTACTAAAATGTATCAACGTCCTCCTGCAGTTTAGCAATATTCTTTAAAAATATTAGATTTTCATTAATAATAAGCCGGTTTGTAAAAATTGTGCCAAAAAGTACAGTTTTTACCCTATAACTACGGCTTTTTCGTGCGTCATTAGTAAGTACTTATTGGTGAATACCCGCCTTTCGCGATAAGGAGAAAAAGAATATGACAACAGTACTTGAACAGGCACTTGAGCACCTCTTGAATAAAGAAGAGGACAAAGCAAGTATCCTATTACATGATTACTATGTTGGTATTGGTCGTAAAGTCTATGAAGACATTATGTCCGACGATACTAATCTAGAAGAAGAAATTGAAGATATTGATGCCGCAGTTGATGAAGTTGAATCTGATTTAACTGAAGAAGGTGACGATATGGAGGCAGAAATGGATGCTATTGATGCAGACGCAGACGCCGCAGAAATTGCAACAGATATGGATGCTGATGAAGCACCTGTATCATCTGATGCCGCTGACGTTGCTGATGCAATGGTTGACGTAGAAGCCGCACTAGCTAACCTAAAAGCAGAATTTGAAGACATGCTAACAGGTGGTGACGCAGAAGCACCAGCAGAAGAAGAAATGCCAGAAGAAAGTGTACAATTTGAAGAAAAAGAAGAAAGCCTCGATGAAGCTGATTCTGAAGAGCAAATTGACGAAGCGGCAGAACTTAAATTAGCACAGAAGCCAGATATGGCCGACCATGCAGACAATAAAGCAAGCCCAGTCGCTAAGAAAAATGACATGGGTGGTAAAGCAGTTAACATGGCAGGTGGATCTGCAGAAGGTGTAGCATCTGGAACAACTCCAGCTAAAGCTCCAGCTTCACAGGAACTACCACATGGAACTACTGAGCCAGCAATGAGCCAGGTAAAGGGTTAATAAGATGAACTTACAACCATTAACAGAAAGACTATCATTCGACCAAGCGAATCTCGTTGTCGAAATGGCAGAGAATCAGGATGGTGGTAAGGATCTCTACATGAAAGGGATTTTCATACAAGGTGATAAAAAGAATCATAACGAAAGAGTTTATCCAGCAGATGAAATTTCTCGGGCAGTAGAGAGCATTAGTCAAAGACTAGCAGATGGCTTTTCAGTATTAGGCGAAGCAGATCATCCAGATGATTTACAGGTTAACATCGACCGTGTCAGTCATATGGTTACTGAAATGTGGATGCAAGGTTCCGATGGATATGGAAAACTAAGAATTATTCCAACTCCAATGGGAAACATTATTAAAACATTACTAGAAAGCAAAGTAAAACTAGGAGTAAGTTCTAGAGGATCCGGGAATGTAGGCAACGGTGGAAACGTTTCAGATTTTGAAATTGTTACTGTTGATGTTGTAGCACAACCGAGTGCCCCTGATGCTTATCCAACTCCAATTTACGAAAGAGTTATGCTAGACAAAAGACGAGCCGCTCTTATGGATGTAGCCCTAGCGACGACTTACGATAAGTCCGCACAAAAGCACCTTGAAATTGAGGTACTTAGATTCCTTGAGAATCTTAAAAAAGTCTGAGGAGACAAATTATGAGTAATGAAAACTTTACAGATTTGCTCGGCTCTGTAACATTGTCTGAAGAGGTGCGTGATAATATCAACACCGCTTGGGATCAAAAACAGATTGAAACTCGTGAAGAAGTAACAGCAGAACTCCGTGAGGAATTTGCAACACGATATGAGCACGATAAAGGTCAACTCGTTGAAGCAATGGATAAATTGATTCAAGATACCATTTCTGGTGCTAGTGACGAGTTCAAGAAACTACATGAAGATACTAAACAATCTCGTGTAAAATATGCTACTAAGATTAGTGAAGATGCGAAACTTCTACAAAAATTTGTTATGGAAACATTAGCAAAAGAAGTTAGTGAACTTAAATCTGATCGAGCCGCACAAAAAGAAAATTTTAAAGGCTTAGAAGAATTTGCCCTACGCAAATTAACTAATGAGCTTTCAGAGTTACACGAAGACCACAAACAATTAGTTGAAGCTCGTGTTAAACTAATTTCAGAAGGTCGTACTGCTATCGAAGAAGCAAGATCGCAATTTATTAAGAAAGCAAGTGAAAAGGTTAACAGCCTTGTAACTGAATCTTTCAAAACTGAATTGTCCTCGCTTAAAACTGATATCCGTGAAGCAAAAGAAAACAACTTTGGACGTAAAATTATGGAGGCTTTTGCCGCTGAATTTATGTCAAGTAAGTTTGCAGATGGAACAGCAGTAAGTGATCTTAATGGAAAAATTACTGAGATGGAAGTAAAATTAGCAGAAGCACATAAAGCTATTGCTGATAAAGAACATCTCATCACCGAATCAAGTCGTTTACAGCGCCTAGCGGAAGATAAAATGACTAGATCTCGTATTATGCAAGAACTAAATGCTCCTTTATCAAAAGATAAAAGAGTTATTATGGATGAATTACTTGAGACAACTCCAACAAGTAAACTCAATGAAGCATTCCAAAAGTACTTGCCATCAGTTCTTAACGAAGAGGTCCGTAGAGACAAGAAAGTTATCGTTGAGGGTCAACAATCACAGAAGACTGTGGTTACCGGAAACAAACCAGCAAATAACGTAGACGAAGCTCCAGTTGAAGTTGATTCAACTATTGCAGATCTTCGTAAACTAGCTGGACTCTAAAGAAGGAGACATTAAAATGTCAGAAGCTCTTTTTGAAGCTAAAAATTGGTCCGCAACTAAAGACGCCTTAACAGAAGGTCTTAACGGACAACGTAAATCTACAATGGAAGTTTGCTTAGAAAATACTAAAAAGTATTTGGCTGAGACAGCAACCACTGGTGCAACAGCATCTGGAAACGTAGCAGTACTTAACAAAGTAATTCTACCAGTTATCAGACGTGTTATGCCAACAACCATCGCTAACGAATTAGTCGGTGTTCAACCTATGCAGGGACCTGTTTCTCAGATTCATACACTTCGTGTACGTTATGCTGAGGCAGCCGCCGCTTCTTCAAACGAAGACGGTGTAGTTGGTGCAGAGGTTGTTGCTGGTGATGAAGCATTATCACCATTTGCTATTGCTAACCAGTACTCAGGTGGTGCTGATGGTAAAGCAGACGCAACTGCTACTAAAGAGGGAACTGGTGGAAACAAAATGTCAATCCAGATCCTTAAAGAAACTGTAGAAGCTAAATCCAGAAAGCTATCAGCTCGTTGGACATTTGAAGCCGCTCAGGACGCACAAGCCATTCATGGTGTTGACGTTGAAGCTGAAATCATGGCCGCACTTGCTCAAGAAATTACTGCTGAAATTGACCAGGAAGTTATCCAGTCATTAACAGCACTTTCCGGATCTGCATTTGGTACATATGACCAAGCCGCAGTAAGTGGTACAGCTAACTTCGTAGGTGACGAGCATGCCGCTCTTGCAGTTCTAATTAACAGAGCCGCTAACGACATTGCTTCTCGTACAAGACGTGGTGCAGGTAACTACATTGTTGTAAGCCCAACAGCTTTAACAATTCTACAATCTGCTACAACTTCAGCATTCGCTAGAACAACTGAAGGAACTTTTGAAGCACCAACAAATACTAAGTTTGTTGGAACACTTAACAGCTCAGTAAGAGTATACGTTAACCACTACAGTGGTGACGCGGCTCCTGTATTGATTGGTTATAAAGGTGCAAATGAAATGGATGCTCCGGCATTCTATTGCCCATACATTCCATTGATGAGCTCAGGTGTTGTATTAGATCCTAACACATTCGAGCCAACTGTCAGCTTTATGACACGTTACGGATATGTTGAGCTTTCTAACACAGCTTCATCTCTTGGTAACGCGGCTGATTATGTTAATAACATTGCAATCACAAGCGGTAACCTTTCTTTCATCTAGTCCTAGACTAAGCGAAGAAAAAAAATTAAGCAGGGCTAGTTTTACTAGCTCTGCTTTTTCTTTGATAAATATTTCTATGTTAGCATCTATGAAAGACAGATTATCAAGAGCAAAAATTTGTCATGAGTGCGAGTTTTATACTAGATTTACAAAGCAATGCAAAGAGTGCGGTTGCTTGATCAACTTAAAAATATCATTTTCTCAAACTTCATGTCCAGTAGGTAAATGGAAATCAGTTGAAAATGGTAGTCAAACTAATTTAATTAAAAATTTTATCTCTTAAAAAATTAACTCAAACGGTAAATAGCATGAAGAACATGGGAGATTTATTATGCCTAAATTAAGCACATATGACGACAGTGGATTTGATACATCTATTAGTATTAAAAGCAAAAATAAACTAGCTACAAGCGATAGCCTAGCAATGGTTGCAGGCGATAACAGAAATGTTACAATAGATGTTGCCGCAAGCAGAGCGGCCACTGATAATGCCGCCGCAGTAACTACTGCCGGAGGAGCTGAAACAACTATTAAGAATACCAACGAGAATTGGGTAAACAGTAAATGGAGACCTATGATGGGTTGGGTATACATGGGAACATGTATTTTTGATTTTATATTAGCACCAATTGGTTGGGGAATACTACAAACAATGGGAGCAGGGTCCGGAGGACAAGTAGCAGTACAATGGGCTCCTCTAACATTACAAGGAGCAGGACTTTATCATGTTGCAATGGGTGCCGTTATTGGTGTAACAGCATTTGGTAGAACTAAAGAAAAGACTACAGCAACATCTGCATTAGGAAAACTAAAGTAATATGGCAATCAAGACTAATCAAACAACAGATACACTAACTCCAAGTACTGGTACTATAATAGTAAACTCTACTGGAGCATTAGAAGTACCTACAGGTAATACACTTCAAAGACCGGTAACACCAGGTGCAGGTGCCTTGCGTTTTGATTCTAGTTCTTCTACATTAGATATATTTGATGGATCATTATGGAATACATTAGTTTCTTTGTCTTATGTTGATACAACTGCAACAAACTTGCAAACACAGATTAATAATATTGTTAGCAACTTAGATCCTGCAACATTAGATTCTTTAACAGAAATCGTTGCCGCTTTTCAAAGCGAAGATAACACATTACTTTCTTTGATTAATACTGCTAATACAAATATTAGTGCATTACAAACAGACTTAACACAAGAAATTAGTAATAGACAGTTTGCAGATACACTTGCAACCAACGCAAGAGCAACAGAAGTTACTAATAGGACCAATGCTGATACATTATTACAAACTAATATAACAGCAGAAGAAACTGCTCGTATAGCACAAGACAATCAATTAGCATTAGATATTCAGCAAGAAACATCAGATAGACAAACTGCTATTTCTACATTAGATACTGCAATTACTAACGAAGAAACTGCTCGTATTGCCGCAGATTCAACTCATACTGCTAACATTACAACACTTTCTGGAGACTTAAACACAGAAATATCTGACAGACAAACTGCAATTACTACCGAAGCCAATGCTCGTATTGCTGGCGATGCCGCAAACGGTGCTGATATTAGCACATTAACAACAAACTTAGCAACTGAAGTAACCAACAGAACAAACGCAGACACTACATTACAAAATAATATTGATAGTAACAGTCTAAGTATATTACAAGAAATACAAGACAGAGGCGCCGCTGATACATTAATACAAACTAATCTTGATACAGAAATAATTGATAGAACAAATGCTGATACAACATTACAAACTAATATTGATACAGAAGAAACTGATAGAATAGCCGCTGATACAGCATTACAAACTAGTATTACTACTAATACAACAAATTTAGCAACTGAGGTAACCGACAGAACAAACGCAGACACTACATTACAATCTAATATTGATGCTGAAGAAACTGCTCGTATTGCCGGAGATGCTGGCTTACAAACAACCATTGATAACTTAGAACTAAGTGATCTAACAGATGTAACTAACACTTCTCCAACAGACGGACAGATGCTTAGTTATGATGGTACAACAGGCAACTTTAGACCACAAACAGTAGCACTTGCTCCTGTTAATAAAAACTATGTTGGTGACGGAACAACTTTACAATTTGATTTAGGACAAGATGTTCCAAGCCCAAACAATCTTGTTGTGGTAGTTGATGGAATTGCACAGAAACCTTTGTATAGTTATGTTGTTACCAACGGAGATAAGTTAGTATTTGACGAAGCTCCAGAAAGTGGATCTATAGTTGAAGTTAGAATATTAGTAGGACAATCTACAACTGATAGACCTAGGCCTAAAATTTCAAACATTGCATACTCAGAAACTGCCGCCCCGGTTTTTAATCTTATTACATTTAATGTTACAGAGATGACTTATGGGTTTGGTGCTAAAATAGGAACGGTTCCTATTGCACACATTGAATATCCATCAGCTGGATCTATGCAATTAAAAACTGCCGAGACGTTTACCGGAAATCAATCTATTACATTAATTGATAATAGTGGAAACGAATTTGTATTTGAAGATGCGTTTGCAGAACCAGATGGAACTTCAAATCCATTATGGACTGATGCAAGAAAATTTATTGGTACTTTTAGTGCCGGAGACAGCATTAATTACACAATAGGTGTAAATAGCACGTCAACATTGACTCTGGGTGCAACATCATCCCAGGAAACTGCTCCGACTTGGTTGTCGGTTAGTGGTTTAACTCTTGTAGGAACTGCACCAACATTGAGCAGTCCTTGCAGATACGAGTTCCAAATAATTGCAACAATAGGCAGTAAGAGTATATCTCGTAATTATTGGCTTGTTGTAATTTAAAAAATCATCTATATAACGGAAAATATTTTCCTAATCCTTTATTGGGTCTAACCAATTTAATTTTAGACAACTATAAATGACGCATGAGTGTCATTTCTCAATAATAAGGAAAAGAAAACATGCCTTTAATTAAAGCACGTTCGAGTTCGTTGATGAACTCAATTGATTTAAGAGGTACTCCGACTGCCGCTACTGCCGCCGCTGGTACATCGACTACCCAGCTTGCGTCAACAGGCTTCGTGTCAACAGAAATTAGCAACTTAGTTAACTCCGCACCTACTCTTCTAGATACATTAGACGAATTAGCCGCGGCGATTGGCGATGATGCCAGTTTCTCTACCACGATGACAACAGCACTATCGGAAAAAGTAGCATTAGCAGGTGGTACAATGACTGGAGCATTAGTGCTCTCAGGTGCACCAGCCAATGACCTCGAAGCATCAACAAAGAAATATGTTGACGATGGATTATTAGCTCAGCTAATTTCTTCAACAGACGATGTTCCAGAAGGAACAAACAATCTTTATCATACAACTGCAAGAGTAAGAGCAGGAATTACTTTATCATCAGATAACACTACAGTATTAGATTACGATAGTGCCACTGGTGTTATTGCATATGCTCATCCTACTACTGCTGGTATTATAGAAGATGCATCAAACTTGTACTATACAGATGCTCGTGTTAGAGCCGCTATCTCATTAACAACAACAGATAGCACAATTTTATCTTATAGTAATACAACTGGTGCATTTACTTTCGCAGAGCAAGATACTGATAAAGTTGATGAAGGTTCAACAAACCTTTATTTTACAACTACAAGAGCGAGAGATTCTGTGAGTGCAGGTACTAACGTTACATACAACTCAGCTACTGGTGTTATTTCAGCAGACGGTGCGGTTGTTAGTGTTAACGGTGCTGACGGTATTGTTACAATAGGAACAGATGATGTAGATGAAGGTTCAAGTAACTTATACTTTTCAGATACTAGAGCAAGAAATGCTATTAGTTTAACAAGTACTGATACAAACACACTATCTTATAGTGCTGGAACTGGTGTACTTACATATACAAAACCAAATTCAGATGGTATTGCAGAAGGTACAACTAACCTTTACTTTCTTGACAGTAGAGCAAGAGCCGCAATTAGTGCCTCTGGAGATGTTGCTTACAACTCAACTAGTGGTGTAATTACATTTAACATGGCTGATCACGATACTGATGATTTAGCAGAAGGTACAGCTAACCTTTACTTTCTTGACAGTAGAGCAAGAGGTGCAATTAGTGTAGCAGGATCTTTAGCATACAATTCTACAACTGGTGTTATTTCTTATACAACTCCAGATACTGACGGTGTAGACGAAGGTAGTTTAAACCTTTACTACACAGATGCTAGAGCAAGAGCTTCAATTAGTGCAGGTGGTGATTTAAGTTATGTTTCTAGTACAGGTGTTATGTCTTATACAACTCCAGATACAGATGGTATTACTGAAGGATCTGTTAACCTTTACTATACAGATGCTAGAACAAGAGCCGCAATTTCTGTAACAGGTGATTTGACATACAATGGTACAACAGGTGCAATTGGTTTTGCATTAGCAGATCATACAACAGCCGACTTAGCTGAAGGAACTAACCTTTACTATCTTGATAGTAGAGCAAGAGCCGCTATTTCAGTTTCAGGTGCCGCATTAGCATATGATAATACAACTGGTGTTCTTTCTACAAACGCATTAGTAGCAAGTGTTAACACTAAAACTGGTGTTGTAACATTAACTACAGATGATATTAACGAAGGTTCAACTAACTTGTACTATACAGATGCTCGTGTTAGATCTGCTGTTTCATTAACTTCAGACGATACTACTGTTCTGTCATATAGTTCAGGAACTGGTGCATTTACATACGCCAAGCCTAACACAGACAAAATCAGTGAAGGTACAACTAACTTGTATTTCACAGATGCTAGAGCAAGAGCCGCATTTTCTGAAGGAACAGGTGTATCGATTACAGCTGGAGAAATTGCTATCGGTCAGGCCGTTGCTACAACAGACAATGTTACATTTAATGACCTTGTTGTTGATGGTGACTTAACTATCAATGGTACAACAACTACCGTTAATACAGCAACATTAGATGTTGAAGATATTAACATTACAGTAGCAAAAGGTGCCGCATCAGCGGCGGCCGCTAACGGTGCTGGTTTAACAGTTGATGGTGCCGCGGCAACTATCTTGTATGTTTCTGCAACTGACACTTGGGACTTTAACAAAGACGTTAAAGGAACATTTATTGGTGATTTAACTGGTGATGTTGTTGGTGATTTAACTGGTGATGTAACTGGTACAGTTTCAGACATTAGTAATCATGACACAGATGCTTTATCTGAAGGTACAGCTAACTTGTACTACACAGATGGTAGATCAAGAGCCGCTATTAGTGTAAACTCAACTGAACTAGGTTATGACAACTCAACAGGTGTTATAACATATACTCAAGGTAATACTGATGGTGTTGCTGAAGGTTCAACTAACTTGTACTTCTCAGATGCTAGAGCAAGAGGTGCAATTAGTGTATCAGGCGATATGACCTACAATTCTACAACAGGCGTTATTGGTTTTGCATTAGCAGATCATACAACAACTGACTTAGCTGAAGGTGATAACAAGTATTACACAGATGCAAGAGCAAGAGCTTCTATTTCCGTTACAGGTGATTTAGCTTATGTAGCAGGAACAGGTGTTATTTCTTACTCAACACCAGACACAGACGGAGTTACAGAAGGAACAACTAACCTTTACTACACAGATGCTCGTGTTAGAGCGGCTATTAGTGGTAGTGGTGACATTGTGTATGATAGTGCAACAGGTGACTTTGCATACTCAACTCCAGATACTGACGGTGTAGACGAAGGAACAACTAACCTTTATCATACAACTGCTAGAGCAAGAGCAACAATAAGTGCAAGTGATGACTTAACTTATGATAGTGCAACTGGTGTCATGACATTTAAGATGTCTGATCATGATACTGATGATTTATCTGAAGGTACAGCTAACTTGTACTACACAGATGCAAGAGTACATAGTGCGATTTCATTAACATCAGATGATCAGGATATTATGTCTTATGATAACGCAGGTGGATTCACATTTGCTATCGGCAACATGGATACTGATGATGTTACTGAAGGTACATCAAATCTATACTTTACAACTGGTAGAGCGAGAGCTTCTGTAAGTGCTGGTAGTAACATTAGCTATGATAGTGCAACTGGTGTTATTTCAACATTAGCCGCAGTTCAGAGTGTTAATGGTGCAACTGGTGTTGTTGTTATTGGAACTGATGACGTAGATGAGGGATCAAGCAATCTTTACTATACAGATGCAAGAGCCCAAGCCTCTATTACAATGGTTTCTGATGATACAACAATTCTAAGTTATGCTTCAGGTACTGGAACAATAACATATGTAACTCCGGATACAGATGCTATTAATGAAGGTTCTGTTAACGAATACTTTACCAATGCAAGAGCTGATGCTCGTATTGCCGCGGCAAGTATTGATGACTTATCAGATGTTGATACAGGTTCTCCCGCTGACGGTGCCGCTCTTGTTTGGAGTTCATCAGGTCAGAAGTATGTAACAACCGACTTATCAACTACAACTACAGCCGCTAACTTTACAGCTAACGGTACTGATACAGACTTTGACTTAACCAGTGTTGTAGTCGACTCAATCGAAAATACCACCGTGTTTATTAACGGTATTTTCCAAGCACCAACATATTCATACACTATTTCAAATGATGGTACTGATACTACTATTTCCTTTGATGCCGCTCCAGAAGCTAACGACATTATTACAGTTCGTTATATTTTAGGTGGAACATTGAATACTGATGGTATACTTAACGAAAGCTCAACAATTGATGGTGGTACTTACTAATCATTAATTAGAGTTAGATTTACTGAATAAGGGGCTTTATGCCCCTTATTCTTTGACACAATTATATAGAAAAGACATAAATACCTTGTATACTATTACTCAAAGGATAAATGCATGCCACTTTTTAGAGGTCAACTAAAGCACATTAGGGGTTTAACAGACTATAAAGATAGCGTTCTTGTAGCCTCAACAAATAATGTTGGAGTAACATCAACTATATCTTCTGTTGATGGAGTTACTTTATCTGAAGGAGATAGAATACTTCTAGTAGGACAAACTACTACAACAGAAAATGGCATCTATGCAAGTCAATCTAACGGAACAATAGCAAGAGCATTTGATGCAGATAGTACTGAAGAGTTTTCTTCTGGTATGACTGTTTATGTTGAACAAGGAACTAGTAATGGCAAGAGCACTTGGCTCTTGATAACAACTGGAGAGATTGTTTTAGGTACAACCTCTCTTCAATTCCAAAAGCAATCGCAGATATATGATTCTCTTGAAGGAACATATGGCGGAGCATCAAAATCTTTAACTTTAGGAATACAAAAAAACGGAGTTATTACTACTGTAACTGAAAATACATTAGATTCAGATAATGTAACTGAAGGATCATCAAATCTTTATCATACAACTGCAAGAACTAGAAGTTCAATATCAGCATCTGGTGGTCATTTAAGTTATAATTCATCAACTGGTGCTATGTCATTTAGCTCTGCAAGTTTAACTCCAGGTACAGGTATTTCTGGAGATAATTTTGACACTTCAACAAACAGAACATTTGCTATTGATACATCAGTAATACCGACATTAAGTTCTGGTGTTTCTGTCTTTACAAATGATGCCGGATACATTACAGGTTATACTGTTACTGAAAGTGATGTTACAACTCATCAAGCGGCTTTAAGTATAACCGAAAGCCAAATTAGTGATTTATCAAGTTATATTACAGCTAGTTCAACAGACACATTAACTAATAAAACGATTGGTGCGTCAACAATTTCAGGAAACTTAATTCCAGATACAACAGAAACATACGACCTTGGATCGTCAACTTATAGATTTAATGACCTTTATCTAGCAGGTAGTACTATTGACTTAGGCGGTGCTAAACTAACAAATGATGGTAGTGATAACCTTGATATTAAAGATAGTTCAGGTAATAGAAAAATACTTAGAGCAAGTGCTATTGAATTGGTAGATAGCTCCGGTAAAAAAATTAAAATTGAACGAGACGCCACTTCAGGTAAAATGAAATCACGTAAATTTGATTCAAGTGGTAATGCAGAAGCAGATGGAGATGACGTTAACGAAATATCAGAAGACAAAACACCACAACTAGGCGGTACATTAGATGCTAATGGAAATTATATTGATATGGGTTCAAACAACATCACAGATACAAAAGTTGGCCAATGGGATACCTCATACGGCTGGGGAGACCATGCAAGTTCAAATTATCTAACAGATTATACTGTTACGGAATCAGATGTTACTGGACACCAATCAGCACTAAGCATAACTGAATCACAAATTAGTGATCTAGACGATTACCTCCCAATAACTTTATCAACAGTGGTTGATTCGCGAGCCGACATTGATTCAATCTCTCAAATACGTTTTATTTTAGACGAAACTACTTCTGGTTCGCAAGGTAATATATCAAATACATCAAGTTATAATATTGCTTTGTCTGTTACCAATTCCTTTATAGGATACGATACCTCAGGAATATTTTATTTAAGCGACAGCAATCGTGGAACATACGAAGACATAATTCTAAGGACAAATGGAGTAGGTACCAGCGCCAACGGTTTTGCTAATCCGTCAGGTGCCACTAGTATATTTGGTTTTAGAGGTAACTCAGCTACCACTGGCAATAGATCCCTTACAACTGCAAGTATTAATACATCAAGTTATACAAAACTTGGTTTTGACATAATCCAAGGTACTGGCAGTAACGGTGGTGAAGGTACTGACAGTGGTGATGATTTTAAAATCTACTATAGTACTAACAGTGGCTCAAGTTACACACTTATGCAAACATACTATGGAAGTCCAAGAACATATTCCTCCTGGACTACTGTATCAATTGCTTTACCATCAGGCGCTATAGGAAGTAGTGTTAAATTTAAATTTGAAAACATTCATACTGCTAGTGGAGACTTTGATCATTGGGCTATTAGTAAAGTTAATTTCAACACTACAGAAACTACTGTTCCATACTTTCGATTAGATGTAGGAAGTGGAACAGTTATAGATTCTCTTGAAAATAGTACAACTTTTACAGGCAGTTTAGTTGGTAATGTAACTGGTAATGTAACTGGTAATGTTGCAGGCAACCAGTCAGGTGGTTCGGTTAGTGCAACTTCGGGTTCCTTTAGTAGTAATTTACAAAGTAATGGTAATTTTTATGCTAATGGATCATATACCTATCTAGCAAATAATACTAACGATAGAGTTTATATAAGAACTCCGCTATTTTATTTCAACAATGTCTTAATTACAGCCACAGGAACTGAACTTAATTATGTAGATGGTGTTACAAGTAATATTCAAACACAACTTAATACCAAAGCATCTCTTACTGGTACAGAAACCTTGGATAACAAGAGCATAGACGGTGGTTCTTTCTAATAATTTATATTATTATTAGCTCTAATAAAACACACAAATAGAAGAAATTGTATAAATAACAACGGAACACAAAAAATGAGAGCCGACCTCTCATTGTGCTTATATAACCCGGGAGTATATACTCAATGGCAAATACCATTATTTTAAAAAGATCCGCAACACAAGGCAACACCCCTACTACCTCACAACTTGAGCTTGGTGAAGTAGCAATCAACACATATGACGGTAAAGTTTACATTAAAAAATCTGTCTCTGGTTCAGCCAGTATTGTTGAGGTTGGTCCTGTTGTTAGTGTTAACGGTTCTACAGGAGCAGTAACAATTGGAACAGATGAAACTGCAGAAGGTTCAACTAACCTTTATTACACAGATGCGAGAGCAAGAGCGGCAATTTCCGCAGGAACTGGCATCACATACAATTCAACATCAGGTGAGATTCAAACAGCTCAAGATATAACAACTGCAGGATCACCATCATTTGCTGGTTTAACATTAACTGGCAATGCAGAAACACTAAGTCTTATCCCAGCCTCAGACAACGTATACAGTTTAGGCTCGGCTACTAAAGCATATGCTGACATTTATGTTGGTCCAGGATCGCTTTACATTAACGGTAAGAAAGCAATCGAAGACGATTCAGATACAATGACGTTTTCTACAGATACAGACCAAGATTTAAGAATGAATACATCAGGTTCTGGTTCTGTTGAATTACTTGCAAGTGGAACAGGTAGCATTCAGGCTATGGGAACACTTTCAATACAAACATCAAAGAGAATTGTTGACTCAGCAGGAGTTAATGTTGAATTTGGTAATCCAGTTCACATGAATTCTAATAAAATTACTAACTTAGCAGAACCTACAGCTAGTACAGATGGTGCAACTAAGAATTATGTTGATACAGCAATTACTAACTTAGTAGATGCTTCACCAACTACACTTGATACATTGAACGAGTTAGCCGCGGCACTTGGTGACGATGCAAACTTTTCAACAACAATTACTACTTCAATTGCAACTAAGTTAAACTCAGCAGACTATACTGCCTCTGATGTTTTAACTAAAATTAAAACAGTTGATGGAGCCGCATCTGGTTTAGATGCTGACATCTTAGATGGTCAACAAGGTTCTTACTACTTAGATGGTAATAACATGATTAACATGCCAGCAACTGGTGTTACATCTGTTTCAACTGGAAACGGTTTAAGCGGTGGAGACATTACAGGAACAGGTACTTTAACAATGTCTGGATCTTACTCAGGAACATTTAGTGTTACTGGTGAAATTAAGGCAACTGGTGAAGTAACAGCTTACTTCTCAGATGAAAGACTTAAAAAAGATATCGTACCAATTGACGGAGCACTTAAAGGTGTTATGGCAATGGGTGGTTATAACTATAAAGCAAACGGTTTAGCTAAAGAACTTGGCGTTGAAAGAACTGACAATCAAATTGGACTTCTAGCACAAGAAGTTGAAGCACAATTTCCTGAGTTAGTTACAGAGTCTGCTTTAGAAGGTTATAAGACAATTAGATATGACAAGATGGTTACAGTTTTAGTTGAAGCAATGAAAGAGCAACAAGCAATGATTGAACAACTACAAGCTGATGTGAAGAAGACTTTACATTGATTTTTAAACTAATAGGAGTATAAGATATGGCAAACGCCTTTCCAGCTACTGGGTCTACAAAATCAATGGGTCGTATCAGAAGAGGATTTGTTGCTTCTGGTAGTCACTATGCAACTGGAGGCTTCACATTAAGAGGTACTTTAGGAGGCTACTTAGGTATTACTAGTGGCGCGGTATCAATTAGTTCAACATTTGGAGGTTACTACTCACCAAATTCAACTGATGATTCTGACAACTAGGCTTTAACACAGACCCTAATATAGAGTCACCGAAAGGAGCAGAAATGCTCCTTTCTTTATGGCTAGAACACCACATAAAAAGTTAGATATATAGTAACGAGTCAAAAGGAGGCACCATGACAAAGTCAGTAGAAGAAATTATGAATGCGGTGTATAATATACAATCTGGTACCCCATTTAGAACAAGTTTTGAGAGAGAAAATTTTGTTTATAATGAAGCAGAAGGTCCTAGATTAGTACTAATTTTATGTCAAGACCTTACTCAGCTTTCTAACCATCATGAAACAGCATGTCAATCGGAATGGGAAAAAGAAGCAGTAGTTAAAGAAATGAATATTGTACAAGAGAAGTTAAACGAAGTGATGGAAGAGCTTGGTATAACTAATCCAGAAGAGTTTAATAATGCATTAGAAGAAGCAGAACCAGAGTATTGGTCAGAGACATTATCAAGACGTGCGGCAGTTGAAGCATTATCAAACAAACAAAGTACTGCTAATATGAGTGATATGTTAAACTTACCACTTGAAGTATATGAACAAACAATTATGAAAACGCAAACGTACCTCAATGTAGTTAATAAAACAACCAGGGTAGCAGAACGTACAGCAAATAGAAGAGCACAGGACGAAGACGAAGAATAGAATGTTCGGTAAGAATCTAAAAGCCGTGCCTGTAACCAGTAAAGGAAGTCATATTGCTATATGTATTCCAACTAATGGACTTTTACATTCTGAATTCGCATTTTTTCTAATTGACGCAATACGTTATACGGAAAGACAAGGATACATAGTCGACATACTTATGGATCTTGGAACAGTATTAAGTAGTCAGAGGCAATTCTTAGCTAGGCGAGCTATCAATGATCATAATGCAGATTATATTATGTGGTTTGATAGTGATATGACATTTCCAGAAGATACGATTGTTAATTTATTAGAAAGAAATAAAGATGTAGTTTGTGCAACATATTCTAAAAGAGTAGAGCCCTTTCATGCAACTGCCTTTGAAGAAATTAATCCTGTTGTCCCAGTTGAAATGAGCGGTAGTTTAAAAAAAGTAAAGTATGCTGGAATGGGCTGTATGTTAGTTAAAGCAGATGTATATGCGTCAATTGACGCTCCGTGGTTTCCTTTAACATGGCATGAACAAACAGATAGCTGGCATGGAGAAGATATGGGATTTTGTACAAAAGCTATTGAAGCCGGTTATGATATCTGGTGTGATATTGATCTTAGTGTTAACATTGGTCATTTAGGTCAACGAGAATTTTTGTTGAGTCGGGAAGACTAGAAAAGAATCCACACCATCTATGCAACTTTTTTAAGTTAATCCCAGCACTAATATGAAATTCTGGTAGAGAAACATTATTAACAACATTCCTCATTAATACACCATCAATGACTGTACTTTTTACAAGTTTAGCCTTTAGGTTAGTATCTTCGCATATAATTTGTATAATTGGATGGTTCCAGTTTTCGTCAAATATAATCTTTCTGGCTTCTAAGTACCAACGTTCTGTGTAGCAAATATTATCTTTATATAACTTGTTTAACAGAGGATTATTCAATCTTTCTTCGTTACACAATGTAAATTGCATCTGTTTATGGGGACCACTGTAAAACTCAGCTGGAATTTTATCTTTAACTAATTTTAAACTCATCACTTAGTATACTCTTTAACGTTTCTTTAAATGCTCTGCTCTTGAACATTTTTCCTGTATTATAATGGAGTGGTGACGGCCATGAATTTAGTTTAACCCAACAGTATCCAGCACTCTCGTTGTTTAATATAGGATTAAATTCTTCCTCGCATAAAACAGCATAACTTACATGCCTAAAATGTCGATTTCTTGTTGTGAATGTATAGATATGACTGATACCAATAGTATCAGGAACTCCTGGATGTCCGAGTTCTTCGACTAGCTCTCTTTTAAGTCCTTCTAAGTCGCCTTCGTTGCCTATGAGTTTTCCTCCCCATAACCCCCAACACATACTATGACGCTCTTCTTCACTTCTTAATTGCATCATCGCTCTTTGTGTTTTCTGACATATAATTAATGCTCCTACTGCTCTTAACATGATAAAACTAGTTAACTATCCTCCAATAACCTTGTTCAAATATTCCTTCTATTGCTATTACCCAAGTTTCTCCGTCGTAATACAACTTCTCACCTGAGTTAGCATTAGTAGTATACCCTATTGTGTTTACCGCCGTTGAGTCGAAACTGACTACCCAATCTGTACCATTATATTCAATAATATCGTCTTCTCCTGCTTCTAATAATCCCCACGGACCTCCATCAAATGGGACAATATTATTAACTAGTAGATATCTCTGACCGGTTGCTTCTGCTGGTAAATTTCCAACTCCGGGTTGTGATTTCTGTGGATTAATAATACCATTGATAGAAGTAATTGTATCATTTGGCAATGTATCTTGATTCAATGTAAAAGCAATTAGATTTTCGTTGCCACTTACAATAGCATCACATATTAATATAACTTCGTCGGCTTCGTCTGCAAAAGCTGAACTTGGACCTATTCTTAATCTAATTTCTGTAATACCCGGTTTGAATCCACCATGCAAATTAAAATGGGTTGTCCAATTTAATAAATCTGTACCTTGTGTTCTATCAATATTAGTATTATCATTATTTAATAATTCAATATTATCTGAATTTACTTTAATATGTCTATTTTCAAAAGTAAGCCATTGTCTTTGTGTATTTCCGTTAAAATTAATATTTAAACTTTCAATACTTACATTATCAATATCTTCATATGCAGATTGTAATATACTATGAATAAGAACTTGTCTTTTAATTTTTGCAGGTGGTGTTAAGTAGATTGGTAATTGATATATCAAACTTGAAACATCAATAATATCATCTTGTCCATTTGGAATCTGTCTTGCTGTCCATGTGGTATTGATTAACTCAACAACTCCTAAACTTGTCCAATCAAATGGATTATCACTACTTTGTAAGTTAACACTTGGATTAAAGAGCAATAGTATTTGCTCTAGTAATTGTAACTTTTGTTCTGTATTACTAGTCCATATATCAACATTAAGAGTTAGGTCATAAGGAATAGGAGATATTCTTTCTAGTGTATAAGACTCGCCAAGTTCATCTAAAAACTCATTATTATTAGAATCAAACTTCTTTTCTAATACTTGAGCTCTATCAATATGAGTTGGATTTAATCTTCTTTCCGGACTAGGAATTAATTCTGAGATATAAACAGATATAAACGGAACAGTATTGATTTTATTTTCTGAATTTTCTTTAATAATATGAGATGCCATTCTGCTAGTATCGCCATATCTAACCGGTACTAAATGAAAGTAATCTGCTCCATTGTCGTCTTTACCCATCTTAACAGAAAATCCGCCAAATACTCTCATAAATTGTACTAGCCATCTTCTTATTTGTTGATCATAAAAATATGTTTGTGCCATTATTTTTTATCCTGTTTCAATATTTGTTTTTGCATTTCCTCAAGAGTTTCATTGTTTACACATTGTATATTTAACTCTGTTATGTTTGGAAAAGCCGATCTTAAACCTTTATCTAAACCGTCTGCATATATTGTTTGGTATCCCTTGCAATCGTTAGCATTTTCAAATTTTAAAGACGTGTTTATTTTTAACTCAACCTCTTCAGATCCTGCAAACATTACTAAAGCCACTAGAAACCAAGTCATCTAATCATCCGTCCTAGGTTTTTTAAATACTTTAGATAAAGTTTGCTTTTCGCTAGTAATACCTTTTTCGTCTGCTGGATTACTAGATCTAGTTTTGTTATCATTATTAATAAATGCATTAGTTGGTGTTCTAGGTCGTAAGTCGCCTCCAAATCCTGCTTGTTCAACACTATCAAATATTCTAAGCCATTTTTTACCTATATACTGGAATAATCTATTAGGAACAAAATCACTTCTAATAAAATATTCTTGCTGGTCAGGATTGCTAGGAAAACTTAAACCAGATGAAACTAAATTCTTATCTGGTAATCCACCTACTTTAATGTCTTTTACAGGTCCGCTATCCGGATCTGCTGTTGGCTCTTTTCCTTCTTTTTCTCCAAAGAAAGATGAATCGTCCCATAAGCCTGAGTCGGGTACAAGTACCTCTGACGAAGCAATAACTGCTTCAGAAATTTCAACTTCTTTTTGGTAGGTACTTAATGCATTCTTTAAACTATCTTCATCTTCTGGATCACCAAGTATTCCTCGATATTCCTGTGCATCCATCATTGGAGATGCTTTTATTCTCCATAAATGAGGCCACCATGTAGGACCAAAACCTTCTGCGGCCCTAGATGCATCATTAATAACATAAAATTTATTAATGCTCTTTGCACCAGCATCTAACAGTAAGTCATCATTTAAGTGAGGTAATTCTATAACATCACCAGCCATAAGTTTTCTACCTAATATAGAAGCCATATCGTTTGTATGGAAAGTAATAAAAATAGTATCAGCACTAAGGAATAAACCAAACTGGCTTAAATCAAAGTCAGTATCTGCAACATTATATGTTCCTCTTAATTCGTAAATTGTAGTATCATAAACACGATCTCTATTTTCTAAAAATAGTAAATCTTGTATATCCAACTCAGATACATCACCTTTTGCTTGTAAATTTGGTTGTGCAGGATCATTTGTTTCTCCCTGCGACGCAGGTCCTAAATACTTGTGGATATAGATAGAGGTACCACCTGCATTAACAGCTTCTCGTATAATGCGGTCTTGGTAGTGATAATCCTTACCTTTATCGTTATTCCAGAGTTGAATTCTTGGCATAAATGCTCCTTAATTACATATATTGTATTTACCGTTCTTAGATTTAGGTTGACACCAAGGTAAGAATACTATATACTTACTAGTAGTTAGTTAGAAATAGGAGAACATCTATGGCTTTGCCAAAAGTAACAAAACGTAAAAAACCTCGTGCCGCTAGGCGTGTTAGCACAGGAGAGCCTAAGTTTGAAGGAATTGAATCTCTAAACGGACAAGAGTATTGTAAAACATACAGGCAGATGTCCGAGTATTATCGTTTAGACTGTAAGAGCTCTGACTATAAAGGTTGGGTTGTTGCATATTGCAAAGAACATGAAGAATTTAAAAGTAAATCAACTATAGTTAATAAAGTTCCAGATAGCAGATTTGGTCCTAGTCTGGGTTGTAGTGCTAGGTTGTTATCAAGAGGATGGCCAGACTATCATCCTGCATATGCAGAATATTGGGAAAATCTAGCAGGTACAATGGGAGAGGTTGCTCCTTTAAGTACATGGCTTGATAAAAACATAAAAGAGATAATTGAAGTTGGCGAGACAATCGTTGAGGAAAAGAAAGCGATTGAGAAAAAGAGTGCAGTTCCTAAACAAACAATACAAGATAGATTGAAAGAACAACTTGATGATCTGCTAGGTGAAATTGAAGGTGCAGTAGATGACTTTACTGAGCAAGGTAAAGCATTTGATGCATATAAATTTTTACAGTCAAATAACTTAGCGGCAAACTCTGCTCCTCAAATTGCTGAATTTTACAAGCCATTAATTGCTGAAATTGAAGAATACTTAAAAGGTGATTGCGAACAGTTAAACGAAGCATATGCTCACTTAGGAAAACGTGATGCTAAGAATTTTATTAAATTTTTGCAGTCTATTGTTGACGGAGCGAATGCATATAAGGCAATGAAAATTTCTACTAGGGCAAAACCTAAGAGAAAACCAATTCCAGCAGAACGTATTGTTAGGAAACTAAAATATCTAAAAACATATACACTAGGAGGACTTGAATTCAAGAGTGTTGATCCAAGAGATATATTGCAATGCTCTGAACTTTGGACTTATAATACAAAGACAAGAAAACTTGGTAGATTTGTTGCCGCAAAGCACGGTGATGTTGTAGTATCTCACCTAACAGTTAAGAGTACTAGTATTACAGGACATGATACTGATAAGAGTATTAGCAAAACACTTCGTAGGCCAGAAGAACAACTTACAGAATGGAAAAAGGCTAGTCGTCCTGAGTTACGGAAATTTTTAGGTAAAATTAAAGGAACAGAAGTTAAACTTCGTCCTAGGATATCAGAAGAGACGTTATTACTAAAAATTATAAAGTAGCAACCTATATGTTCTAATATAATTGCCATAAATAATACGGAGACAAAATTTATGGCAATTACTACAGAACGCAACAAAGTTATCAAATATATCGAGCTATCTCTTGGTGAAGGAATGGTTGATGTAGAATTAGACAAAGAACACTATGATATGGCTATTGATAAAGCGGTTGCCAAATACAGGCAACGTAGTACTCGTGCCGTTGAAGAAAGTTTTATGGTCTTAAAACTTAGTCCACAAGAGAGCACCTATATATTACCAAGCGAGGTAATGGAAGTTAAGCAAGTATACAGAAGAAATGCCGGTGGTATCTCTGCTAGTGCAACTGACTTTGAACCTTTTGAAGCAGGTTACTTGAATATGTATATGCTAAATGCAGGACGAGGTGGCGGACTTGCTACATTTGAATTATATATGGGTTATAGAGAGCAAATGGGCAAAATGTTTGGAGCTCATCTAATATTTAATTGGAATGAAGTAACAAAGAAAATCCATCTACATAGAAAAATTAGAAGTGATGAGGAATGTATTCTTCATATCTATAACCATAGACCAGACGAAATGTTACTAAGTGATTCACATTCCAATCCATGGTTAAAAGACTATGCTTTAGCAGTAGCAAAAATGTCTTTAGGACAAGCTCGTAGCAAATTTGGAGCCTTAGCTGGACCACAAGGTGGAGTACAGTTAAACGGTAACGACCTTATTGCACAATCTCAAGCTGAAATTGAAAAACTAGAAGCCGAACTTATTAATTACGTTGACGGCGGAACTCCTATTAGCTTTATATTTGGTTAAACAATGTTTTGACAATACAGTCAAATAATGCTATAATAAATTATTATAGTTAGGATTTACCAATATGCAATTACCCAAATTACTAGTAGTAGGACACGGAAGACACGGCAAGGATACTGTATGTGAACTGCTGGCAAAATATGGTTATACTTTTCAATCAAGTTCAAAGTTTTGCTCAGAACTGTTTATATTCAACGATACTAAAAACAAGTATGGATATAAGGACGAGGAAGAATGTTATGCTGACAGACATAACCATAGAACTGAATGGTACGAAATGATACATGATTATTGTAAGGATGACTTGGCTAAACTTGGAAGAAATTTATTTGCAAAGCATGACATATACTGCGGTCTGAGAAACAAACGTGAATATTTTGCTATGCAAAACGAAATAATTTTTGATTATGCAATATGGGTAGATAGAGCAGATCACTTAGAATTAGAAGATCCAAGTAGTATGAGTATTGAACAATGGATGTGTGATTTTACTATTGATAATAATGGATCATTAGATAGATTAGTAAAAAATGTTGATATACTTGCACAACGACGCTTAAACTTAACGTTGTCCTAGAAATCTATAAATTAACTACCCTAATAAATAGCCGGTTTTACTGGTCCTTTAGCTAAATACATCTGAGAAGGGCAGACGCCCTGTAAACTAAACTCGGAGAAAAAAATTATGGCAACTTTAGTTTCCCCAGGTGTATCGGTTTCCGTCATTGACGAATCCGCTTATGCATCGGCCGGTAATGGAACAGTTCCTGCGATTTTCATTGTAACGCGATCTAATAAATTAGCACCAGATGGAACTATTGCAGAATATACAAAATCCAAATATGCTGGTTTACCTCTAACTATCACTAGTCAGAGAGAATTAGTTCAGCTATATGGAGAACCAGAATTTACAATCGTAGATGGTACCCCAGTACACGGACATGAATTAAACGAATACGGTCTTCTAGCCGCATACTATTATTTAGGTGTTGCAAACAGAGCAATCGTAACTCGTGCAGATTTAAACGTAGAAGAAATGGAACCGTTAGATGTAGCACCAACAGGAGATCCAGTAAATGGAACTTATTGGTTTGATACAGCAAGCACTTCCTTTGGAATTTTTGAAGGTAACGGTACAGCATGGATTGCAAAAAGTGTAACACTTTTTGATGGAACACCAACAGGTGGTTCAGATGGTGATTATGCTCTTGACATTTCAGCAGATTTAAAAGAATTTTATAAAAACGAGTCAGGAGTATGGAACAAACTTACAACCGCAGATATTGCAGGTACAGTTAACATTGCTCCTCACTATAACTTTCCAACACCAACATCAGGAGATGTATGGTTTAAAACAACTTCACCAAATAGCGGATTTAGTCCAGTTATCAAAAAGTATAGCAGTTCAACTGGCTCATTTGCACAACAAATTATTGGTCCAAATTTACCAGATCAACTTGTTGCTTATGTTGATGATACTGCCGCCGCAACGGCATTTGGTACATCATTAGATGGAAACGATCTTTATATTAAGATTGCTGATCCTAGTGAAGCAAACTTTGAGGTTCGTAGATATGACGGATCTTCTTTTGCCGCTAATGTACAAGAAGTTAAAGCAACTGCTCCAGTAGGTGCTATTGTTGACGGAACACTATGGTATGACGCAGGAACCACAGCTGACGTTTACAGAAAAGCATCATCAGGATGGGAGCCAGTAGGTGCTGGTAACATTACAGTTGATACTATTGAGCCATCAGGTCCAACAACTGGAGATGTTTGGGTTGATACTAATGACCTTGTAAATTATCCTTTGCTTAAAGTATATGATGGCGCAGAATTTGTTGCTTTTGATAATGCAGATCAAACTACTCCAACCGGTGTATTGTTTGCTGACTTAACTGCTACTCCACAAGATTCAACAGGAGCAGGCGGTGTTGCTACTGCAATGGACAGCGAAGCACCAGATCCAGCTTTTTACCCTGAAGGAATGCTTCTTTTCAATACAGCAGTAAGTTCAGGTAACGTTAAAAAATGGAACGATACTGCAGGACATTTCCAAAGTGAATCAGGCAATAGAGACTCCGGTCCTAAAGCAGGATCCATGTATGCATTTGATAAAGCTCAACGTAGAGTTGTTGCTAAAAGATTGCAGGCAGTACTAACAAGCGGAGAAGAATTAAGAGAAGAAACACTTAACTTTAACTTAATTGCAACTCCAGGATATCCTGAGTGTATTGATGAAATGTTAACACTAAACATTGATCGTAAGGAAACAGCATTTATTATTGCTGATACTCCAATGAAACTTGGAACTAATACAGCAGAAGTTAATGCTTGGGCACTTGGAACCAATGCTGGTACTAACGGAGAAGACGGATTGACAACAAGAAATGCGTCAATTGGACTTTATTATCCATCAGCACTATCAACTGATTTATCAGGTAATGATGTTGCAGTTCCAGGAAGTCATGCAGTACTAAGAGCTTATGCTTATAATGACGAAGTAGCTTATCCATGGTTTGCTCCAGCTGGTTTAACCAGAGGACAGGCAAGTGGTGTTAGTAACTTTGGTGTTGTTACAGCAGAAAATGAGTTCAAGAACGTTGCATTAAACAATGGTCAACGTGATGCACTTTATACGAAGAATATTAATCCACTATGTAACTTTCCAGGAACTGGACTTTACCTTTGGGGACAAAAGACACTTCATCCATTTGCATCAGCACTTGATCGTGTAAACGTTGCACGTCTATTAGCGTTCTTACGTGAAAGATTTGACGTTGTTGCTCGTCCGTTCATTTTTGAGCCAAACGACAAGATTACAAGAGATCGTGTATTATTAGTATTCAATGCTTTCATGGAAGACATGGTTGCTAAGAGAGCTGTTTATGATTTCTTAGTAGTATGTGACGAAACTAATAACACTAATGCAAGAATCGATCGAAACGAATTGTACATTGATATAGCAATTGAGCCAGTTAAAGCGGCTGAATTTATCTATATTCCAATTCGTGTAGTTAACACTGGCGCGATAGCCGGTGCAAATGCATAAATAAACGTAAGGAGATAAGAAAATGGCAGTTTCAGTAAGTAAATTTAATGTACCTGGTACAACAGATGCCGCACTTGTTAGCCCTAAGTTATCTTACAGATTTAGAGTTACTTTCACACAATTAGGTGAAGGAGACACAGTAAGTTTAACTAGTCAGGTTGTAAGTGTTAGTCGTCCTTCCGTTACACACGACGACATAACAATCGACGTTTATAACTCCAGGATTTATATGGCTGGTAAGCATACTTGGGATCCAATTACATTAACAGTTCGTGACGATGTCACAGGTGCTGTTGGTAATTCGTTAGCCCAACAGCTTCAAAAGCAAATGGATCACGGAGGACAAACTGGACAAACAGCAGGCGGCCAATACAAGTTCACTACAGTTATTGAGAACTTAGATGGTAGCGAAGGCGCTGAAGTACTTGATGCTTGGGAGTTAGCAGGTTGCTATATCCAAAACATTAACTATGGTGAAAACAATTATGCTACAAGTGATCCATTACAAATTACTGTAATGATCAAGTTTGATAATGCTAATCATACTGTTGCAGGAACGGAAGTTCTAACAGGAGCGGTCGCAGGTAACTCAACTGACAACGCAACGGCATCTAATTAAACTAGTGGTTAATTAAAACGATAAATATAAGTGAGACGGAAACGTATTGCTTATATAAGAATAAAGCAAAAGGGCCGTTAGGCCCTTTTGTTGCGACAACGGAGAATAATACATGCCTTTTAATTCATATGCTTTTAAGCAAATAGGAAATCTTGGTAACTCAGGAGACTTTGTTGCTGACAGATCTCCTTACCTTAAGTATCAATTTATTGCTGAGTTTTCTTTAGATGATGCTAATAGAGATGCACCTCCAGGCGAAGATACGTTTCAAGGTAATGATAGCTCCAGAGAAGATACATCACAACAATTTACTTTAAAAACATTTGAACTACCACGTTGGACAATAGATAGCCAGGTTATTAATCAGTACAATCATAAATCAGTTATCCAAACTAAAATGAATTTTGAACCTATTACCATATCATTTTATGATCAACAAAATGATGCAGTAGAAACATTTATCAGTGATGTTGTAAAAGGACAGTTTGATGCAACTGACGGTTCTAAAAATTTATCTAATAGGCCAATGACAATAAAAGTTCATATGCAACAAACATCAGATGGAGCTCTAAGAAACGACTTAGACGAAACTGAATTTACAGGAAAAACATATGAATTATATAATGCTTATATTGTTGATGCACAACACGATACATTAGACTATTCGGCAAGTGATGCGGTATTGTGGACACTTTCCATTAGATACGAATTTATGTCCTGGCACGAAGATGCAGGAAAGAACTTTAGTAACGTTGATATAGACAAAGACGGAAATTATATTAGACAATTTCCAGCAAATAAAGCACCTGAAGCTATTCCAGATACAAAGAAAAAAGCAGATCCTCCTCCAAAGACAGTAGTAAAGTCAGTGGTAAAAGAAAGAGAAGTAGTGTTTAACAAGAAGTCACTAACTGGTAGCGAATCTCAAGAAATAATAGATGCTAGGAAAGATAAAATTAAGACCAGTCAAGCAGTTAATCAAAGAGACTTAAAACCTAATGCTCCTGTTGAAGAAGTATTTCTAAAACGTCTTGATAACTCAAATGGAAAACAAATTCTTCAAGCAGTTAATAGAAAAACTAGAAGATCTCTTTCACCATCGGAAGCCGCCGATGTTGCTAGAATTGTAAGACAGCAAGATGATAAATTAGGAGCAGGAGTACTTGAAGCTCAAAGAAATAAACTAAGCCCTGATGCTAGAAAAGCATTACAGCAAATTAACTCGTCACAAAATACTAAGGTAAGAGAAGATATCCAACGTAAGGATAACATACTTAGAACACAACGAGATGCATCTAGGAGAGGTTAATGAGTGATATTATACCACAAGTAAAATTTGATCAAGCAGTACAGAAAGTCTTAAACTTGGGCTTAGGAAGAACACCAGCAGAAAATGTTGTTCAGAATCTATGGAAAGCAAGTATTGACTTAGGACTTGAGTTTAATAACTTAATTACTCAAGCAACTAAGACTGGAAAGTTAGTGGTTACTCAAGATGTTTTAAATAATATTAATACCAATAATAATCCAGACGGTATCTCGTATAATGTAAAACAGCCTCTTAACATTCCACCGGTTGTATTAAGAGAGTTTCGTGTTAATAATTATGATTATGCTTATACAACACAACTTGGAGAATTAATTACTACACAAGATCCAAACGAGGCGTTATTAACTGAAGCCGGTACATAAAAATGGCCAACAATTTTAAAAAAGGAACCTATTCGGTTCTCAACCCAAACAAGTACACAGGTAAAGGAGCTCCAACATATAGAAGTGGTTGGGAGTTAACCTTTATGAGATTCTGTGATAATAATCCTAATATTATATCTTGGGCAAGTGAAGCAGTTAGAATACCTTACAGAAATCCATTTACTGGAAAACAAACAACTTATGTCCCAGACTTTTTAATAACTTATATGGGAAAAAATAATCAACGTAGAGCAGAACTAATCGAAGTTAAACCTAGAGCTCAAGTTACTTTAGAAGTAGCTCGTAGCCAGAAAGAAAAAGCGTCAGTAATACTTAATATGGCAAAGTGGGAAGCCGCTAGAGCCTGGTGCAAAGGAATGGGTTGTCAATTCCGTATTATAACAGAGGAAGATCTTTTTAATAAGGCTAGTCCTAACAGAACACGTCGTAAATAACCTAATTTTTGGTTCAAAGTGAACACCCGTATGGTATTAAGATCATAAGTATATACATGACTAAGAAATTAGAAGAGGTATTTGGATTTTCTCCCGAAAGTGATGATGAAAACGATAGTACCGACCTAAACAACACAATTGACGCAGAAGTCAATATCGAGCCAGTAGTAGTGGATGAAATAAGATCTGCTCAGGCAGTAATAGATATGGCGAGTCGTATAGATACGGCTTTACCAACTGTTACAGATATGGCTAGTGCTGAAAGAGAATTAGATAACCTTGCACAAAAGGCAGAAGGTCAAAGCGATAGATTAATGGATTTAGGCTTTAATGTTGATGACAGAAATGCCGGTAAAGTATTTGAAGTAGGAGCCACATTACTTAAAGTAGCAGTAGACGCCAAAGTATCTAAGTTAGAAAAGAAACTTAAAATGGTAGAATTACAGCTAAGAAAAGCAAAACTTAACCAGTCAGACGATAAGGATGATACAAATGTCATAGACGCAGATTCAACTACCTTGGCTAGTAGGAATGACTTAGTGCAAGCAATACTAAATCGTGTGGGTCAGAATAAATAAGAGTATGAGGAGATATAATTATGCCCACTTTATTAGAATATATTAACCAATTACAACGGGAACACAAATACCGTGTAAAAATGGTTTTTTCGCCTAGCGAAAAACAGCTCGAGACTTTAGAAAGACATATGAAAAAATATGATGCTCTTGAAGTTGGAAGACCTGAAAAACTTATGCTACAAGCAATCCCTGCAGACTTTCCTAACTATGGAGGTCACGAGGTTGTGGTAATGGACGTTACTACAAGATTGCCAATTCAGCCTGTTATGTTAGAGACAGAACTTAGAGAACTTTGTAGAGTACCAGAAGGAACTTTAAAAGTATTTGGTGCTGACGAGCCATTGGAAAAGCAAACTCAAAAATCAATGGAAGAAACAGATGAAGAATACGAAGCAATTACAGGAACAGAATACCAAGACAAAGAAGCAAATGAAGTTTCTGCTAAAGATGTAGCAGGCGACGAATATGTTTCTAAACTTGTAGACTCTGCATCAGAAGATGACAGCAGAAAAGTAGTATTATCTAAAGAATCAGATGCTACTACATCTGGACCAATCCTAAACGACAAGACAGTTTCTGATAGTCCACTAACAAAAGCAAACAAAGGAGCAAACTAAAATGGCAAATAATAATGATGACATTAAAAATGTATTATTAGCACTTAATCAATTTACTCCTGCTGATGCAGTATTAACTGTCGATAGTGAAACTAAGAATACTGATATTGTGCAGGAAGGAATTAGAGTTACCAAAGAAGGTATTGAAGAAGCATGGGACACGTTAGAGTCTCCTAAGGCTAAAGAAGCTACTGCTGAAGCAGATACAGAGGTTACAGAGCATAACAGCGGTGAAGATGTTACTTTAACAGTTAACACTCCAACTGAAATCAAAGTACCAGCAGAGCAAGCAGATATGATTGCTAATATGCTTAAATTAGCAGGAGTTGAAGTTGGCGACAAACCAGCTATGGACCAACCAGATATGGATATGGACAGCGGTGACGGAGAAGACTTACCTATGGTAATTCCAACTGATGACGAAGAAGCACCATTAATGGGTGCCTGTGCATCAGAAGGAAATGAATTCTCAGGTAAACGCCAAGATGCTATTGATGCTGGAGAAGACGAGTTTGAAGTTGACGGTAAAACTCATAAAGTTAAAGGCGACAAAAGCAAAACTGAATCAGAAGAAGTTCAAGAAGCCAAAGATAAGATGGTTTGTAAGCATTGTGGAGATGAAATTTATAAACCTAAATCAGATTGTGAATGTGATTGCAATGATCCAAAAGGTGATAATTGGGTCAAAGAAACATATGAAATGGCTGAAGTTGAAGAATCAATTGAAAAGGCATGGAACGAAAATGTTACATCTGAAGCAGTTGGACAGTATGCAGATCCACTATACGATTTAATTGAAGAATTAGGAAGTCATCAGGTAGTAATGGATGAACTTATTCGTTATTTAGATGCTGATCAAATTAAAGAGTTTGTTTCAGACTTCCGCAGACATCATGAAATGCCAGCAGATGGTCCTATTGATGATGACGATCCAAGGTACATGGATGATGAAAATCTTCCAAAAGAAGGAGTTGAAATGAAAAAAGAATCAGACACAGCTTGGTCTACAGGAAATGCAATAATGTATAAAGGCAAAGAAATTGATTTGCGTAAACTAGATTATGACATGCAAGACATAAGCGATGGCATATGGGAAATCAATGCTCCTGCGTATTACACAGACGGTACAGAAGTAGCAGATGGTGATTATGATGGTTTATATGATCTGCCAGAATTAAATGATTGGATATATCAAGATTATACGTCCGAGTCTATAGAAGGAGAACAACCAATGCAAGAAGCTTTTGACAAAGTAGATAGAATTACAGATATGGAAGAACTCAATCTTTACGATCCTGCAGAAATAGAAGCCGCTAAGTCAATGAGTGCAGAACAACTTAAAGACGAGCTAATGGGCGACATCTATCATGTAATGGATAAAGCATCAGATGATTTTACTGACAATGATTATATTGTGGATGAAATGGGTGATAACTTTGCCTCTATGCATTTAAACGCAGATGATGCAACATTGTCTTGTTATGCCGCAATGAGAGATTTAGTTGATGAAGATCCAGCAGACGTTTTACAAACAGGTCAAATGTGCCTTAAAATATTAGGTGCTCAACCATATGAAGCTAATGAGTCTAAAGATAATTTAGATCCTCAAGTAAATCGTATTGCTGAGTTATCAGGTATAACAAACCCAGTAGCAGAAGCAAACCCAGTAGCAGAAGCAGTTTCAACAACAGACCTTATTACAAAGTACCAAGGTGCAGAGGTTGATATTAACGATATGAATAGATTGTTAAAACTATCTGGAATGGGCGAACTAGACGAGTCTAAACTAGCAAATGCACCAGCAGGAACTAGTATGGATGAGCCAACTGAATTTGACAAATTGCCAAGTGAAGTAGGTAAAGGTGCTGGTAACTCAGATTACATTAACCGTGCAGATGGCCAAGGAGAAAATCCAATGGGTATGCATAGTAGTGATGTTGAAGAGTCGTTTAATACAGCTTTAGGTGAATACCGCAAGTTTGTAGCAGAAGGCATTATGGGAAAAAAGACTAAAAAAGCTAAGAAGTAGGAGTAGCTAATGGCAAACAGACCTAATTTTAGTTTTGTTAAATCGCCTTATCAATTAGAGAGATTCACGGACGAACAAATCCGTGAACTCTCCCTTTGTGCAAACGATCCAATTTATTTTATCGATACTCATTGTTGGGTACAACATGCAGTTCGAGGTAAAATACCTTTCAAACTTTATCGTTATCAACGTGATTTATTAAAATGCTATCATGAAAACAGATATAGTATTAATATGCTTGGAAGACAGATGGGCAAAACTGCCTGTGCGGCCGCATACCTAGTATGGAGAGCATTATTTGTTGCTGATAGTACAATACTTATTGCGGCACATAAATTTGCTGGTGCTCAAGAAATTATGCAAAGGGTTCGTTATACATATGAAACACTTCCAGAATTTCTAAAAGCAGGCGCAACTAGTTATAATAAAGGTAGTATAGATTTTGACAACGGAAGTCGTATCATGTCAGCAACAACCACAGACAATACCGGACGTGGTATGTCTATATCTTTATTATATGCTGATGAGTTTGCCTTTGTTAAGCCTAGAATTGCAACTGAATTTTGGACATCAATTTCACCTACACTAGCAACAGGTGGTAAATGTATTATTACAAGTACTCCAAACCAAGATGACGACCAATTTGCTCGTATATGGAAAGAAGCGGAAAAGAAGATTGATGACTTTGGAAATCCTAATACTGACCCTACACTAGGACAAAACGGATTTGCAAATATACAATTTAAATGGGACAGACATCCAGAAAGAGATAAAGATTGGGCAATGGAAGAACGTTCTAAAATTGGAGAAGAAAGATTTAGAAGAGAACACGAATGTGAATTTATTATTGCAGATGAAACATTAATTAATCCTTTAAAATTAGTAAACATGAAAAGCCAAGATGCAAAATTTAATTTAGGACAAGTCCGTGTTTACGAACAGCCTAATGCTACAGCATTTGTAATAGGATGGGATCCTTCATTAGGAACAGGCGGAGATATGGCCGCAATCGAAATATATCGTTTACCAGATGTTGTACAAGTAGCAGAATGGCAACATAATAAAACAGATATACAAGGCCAGTTAAGACAACTTGTTAGTATGTTACGTTGGCTAGAAACCGAATGCCCTGACGCAGAACTATATTGGTCAGTAGAGAATAATAGTATTGGTGAAGCATCGTTAGTTTCAATTAAAGAATTTGGAGAAGAAAACATTCCTGGTAACTTTGTACAAGAAGTAAGAAAGCCCGGACAAACAAAAGGAAGAAGAGGATTTAATACAACGCATAAAAGTAAAATTACTTCTTGTATGCGTTTGAAGAGCTATATTGAAGGCGACAAAATGACAGTAAGAAGTCATAACTTGTTAAGAGAAATGAAAAATTTTATTGCTAAAGGTTCTAGTTTTTCTGCTAAAGAAGGGGAAACTGATGATTTAGTAATGTCTACAATATTAGCATTAAGAATTATTGAGGTAGTAATGGCATGGGATATGCCAACATATGAATATCTCATAAATAGTGATACAGAAGAAGCAATTAAGCCTATGCCTATTGGCTTCTTATAAGGTAAATAACAGTATGGCAAATAAAGAAAATATATCATCTGACTTAGTTGGAACTTTAACAGGGCTTAGTCATAGTGTAGCACTTCGAGATGACGAAGGTAGAGCAACTGTTAATGCAGATGCTTCTATATACCTATACATTAAAGATAAAGGTATTCTTGTATTAGTTAAGAATGATGTCAAAGAAGTTGAAATTTGGTACGATCCTGCTTCAGCAGATATGGAATTTGTTAAAAACGAAATTAAACCACGGGTAACTACTACAGCTAGAAGATATCTTTATAGCACAACAACTAGAAGTTATGACGGAGAAATTAGACCTAAAGATTTTGTACACAGAACACAAACAAATGAAAGTAGGAATACAAGTAAATCCAGTTATCATCCGTTGGGCGAAACAAGAATTATTATTCGACACAATAAAAAAGTAGACGAAGAAAAACGCGGAGCTCGTAGCCGTAATATACAGGATGTTTTTATTGAACATAAAGGCGAAAGATTTAGATATCCGCACAAACATTTACTTGGTGCTAGAGTCATGGCATTACACGTTGATCAAGGTGGAAAGCCTTGGGATCAACTAGGCGAAAAAATTAACGAAATTAGCAGACGTAGAAAAGACATTATGGAATTATTGCGTTGGAGCAAGAAAATTGAACCGTCATCGCAACTTGAAGAAATTAAAAGTCGTGCAAAAAGTGAAGTATTATTGCTTCGTAGAATAATGGATAGTGCCGCTAGAACTGGTAAATTAGATCGTATTATTGAACATAAACTAGTAATTAGACAGCCAGTATCAGAATCAAATTTAAATATTATACGAAATACAAATGTTAAACTTAAATTAATCCCCGGGTTAGAAATTATTAGGCCAGAGGGGTTAGTTACTGAAGAACTTAATATACTAACTAATAAATTATTATGATCAATTGGCAGAATGCCTATAATACACCTGGATGGATGCTTTGGAGAGATTTAATACTTTTAGGCATCATTGCTAAACATACATCAGAAAATTCAAATTTTATAGAAATTGGTAGTTTTGTCGGACGTAGCACTATGGCTATTAAAGACAATTTACCAAAAAGCACTTGTTTAACAAGTATCGATCCATTATCAACGCAGATTTGGTCTGCGTATAAAATGGGTCCAGGTTGTTTAGGAGATCAAAAGAATAAAGAAGATTCTAAGATATACAACAACTGGAAAGAAATGGTAAAAATAGCACAAGAGCATGACAGCTGGATTCCTAGTTTTAAGTATTGTACAAATTTTGTTGAAAGTGATAAATGGAAGCTAATAACAAAAAGAAGTGACGAATACGAAATCCCACATGATATGAATATTGATGCAGTTTTTATAGATGGTGACCATTCCACCGAACAAGTTGAACGTGATATCTGTAAGTTTATAGATGCAGATCCAAATGATGAGATGTTAATGCTAGGGCATGACTTAAACCTAGATCACCATGACGACATATATCCAGCATTAGTTAGAACACAACGACACCCACATTATAGACATAGAAGGCGCATATTAGTACAGATGCAATTATCTGAAATATGGTTTCTTTGGCCTACAAAAGGCAAGTGGGCAACCCTTTTACCACAAATTATAAACGAAGTCAACCACGAAAGTGAATATTTCTCCTAAATACCGTCTAAAACGGATAAATGGACACTTGACTTTAACTAAGAAGATAAGTATAATTACAATGTAGGCCGGGAAGGTTTACGTTGTTTGGCTCATAAGATATGAACAAATTAAGGCTCATAATAAGGAGAAAATAATTATGGCAACTTTAGCAGAAATACGAGCTCGTCTAACCGAGCAAGCCGCAAAATCGGGCGGTTCAACTCAATCCGGTGATAACGGGCTTTTCGCCCATTGGAACATTCCAGAAGGAACATCCGCAGTAATTCGCTTTCTACCAGACGGCGACGAATCCAATACATTCTTTTGGAGAGAACGTTTAATGATGCGTTTTGAATTTCCAGGCATTAAAGGCCAGGATGAAAATCGCAAATGCATTGTTCAAGTACCTTGTGTAGATATGTGGGGAGAGTCATGTCCAATTCATGCTCAATTACGTCCTTGGTTTAATGATCCAAGCATGGAGCAATTGGCTAGGAAATATTGGAAGAAACGTAGTTACGTTTTTCAAGGACTTATCGTATCTAGTCCAATGGATGAAGAAAATGTTCCAGATAATCCAGTTCGTAGAATGATTATTAGCCCTCAGATTTTTACAATCATTAAGAGTGCATTAATGGACGTTGAGATGGAAGAGATCCCAACTGATTACGAACGTGGTACAGACTTCCGTATCAATAAAACCCAAAAAGGTGGTTATGCTGATTATAGTACCTCATCTTGGGCTCGAAAGGAACGTAGTTTAAACGAGGAAGAACTAGAAGCAGTTTCTAAGCATGGACTGTTTAACTTAGATCAGTTTATGCCTAAACGTCCTGGTAAGGAAGAAGTTGATATTCAACTAGAAATGTTTGAAGCGTCAGTAGACGGCAAATTGTATGATCCAGAACGTTGGGGCAATTACTATCGCCCTAATGGAGCAACCTTTGCTACTTCTACTTCAGCAACTAATCCAGCTCCGGCTACTCCGGTAGCAACACCTGCACCAGTAGCAGAAACGGCACCAGCACCCGTTGCAACACCTGAAGAAATGGGAGCAACCCCTTCTCCGGTAGCAGAAGCGGCTCCAGCGGCAGAACCAGCCGAAGCATCTGGTGAGAAGAAACCTAGTGTTGACGATATCTTAAGCATGATTCGTAACAGGGAAACTACAGGTCAGTAAAGTAATATAGGAAGTTCCGGCAAAAACCTCCGTTACGGTAACCAGCGAGGTCTTCCTAATTACATATATAGGAGAAGATATGACAAATAAAGCATTTGACGTTTCTAAGTTTCGTAAAAACTTAACAAAAGCCGTGCCTGGTATGAGTACCGGTTTTAATGATCCAAGAGATTGGATTAGTACAGGCAATTATTGCTTAAATTACCTTATGTCAGGTGATTTTACAAGAGCAGTACCCCTTGGCAAAGTAACTATGTTTGCAGGAGAATCCGGAGCAGGTAAATCTTTTATTGCTTCTGGCAACCTTGTAAAAAATGCCCAAGAACAGGATATTTTACCAGTTATCCTAGATACTGAGAACGCATTAGACGAAGATTGGTTAAAAGCATTAGGCATTAACACAGACCCAGAAAAATTAATGAGGTTTGGAGTTTCAATGGTTGATGAAGTTGCTAAATTTATCTCAGAGTTTATGAAAGCATATAAGGATGAGTATGGAGATCTTCCGTATGAAGAGCAAAAGAAGATTATGTTTGTTGTTGATAGTGTTGGTATGCTATTAACACCCACAGATATTAATCAGTTCGAAGGCGGAGATTTAAAAGGTGATATGGGTCGTAAAGCAAAAGCACTTACGGCATTGATTAAAAATACTGTAAACCGTATTGCTCCGCATCCTGTAGGTTTAGTAGTTACTAACCATACCTATGCAAGTCAAGATATGTTTGATCCGGACGATAAAATTACTGGTGGTGCAGGATTTGTTTATGCAAGTTCTATGGTTGTAGCAATGAAGAAGCTAAAACTTAAGGTAGATGCAGACGGCAACAAAACATCACAAGTACATGGTATTAGAGCCGCATGTAAAATTATGAAAACAAGATATTCTAAACCTTTTGAAAGTGTACAAGTAGAAATACCGTACACAACTGGTATGAATCCATATAGTGGACTTGTTGAATTATTTGAAGCACGTGGTTTTCTTAAGAAGGAAGGTAACAAATTAGCATACACTATGTTAAATGGTGATATTGTTAAGGAGTTCCGTAAGCAATATACCGGAGAAGTACTAGATAAAGTAATGCAAGACGTTATCGCTCGTGGACAAGAACTAGCATATAGTGGTACCGAGGAAGATATTATTGATCCTGATACAGGTGAGGTACTAGAAGAAGCCAACGCAGTAGCAACAGAGTAGAAAATGAAGGATTTGATGAAAAGAATAGGTCGTTATAGACTTATTTTAGATAGAAATAGTAACGAACCTTACCTGGAAAGATACTATCTATTCTTAAAGGATCGTGTAAACTTTCCTTTTAACATCTTCCTTCATAAGTTTCTTAGAAGTGACCCGGATGATTTACACGATCATCCGTGGTCATACTTCACTCTTATTCTTAGAGGCGGATATTGGGAGCATACGTTAGACGGAAAGTACTGGCGAGGACCAGGACACTTTAGAGTATGCAAGGCAAATAGCTATCATAGAATTGAAATAGATCCTAATGTTGATGTATGGACATTGTTTATGCCATTTAAGCAAAAACGAGAATGGGGATTTTTAGAAAAAGGTAAGAAATGGGTGCATCACAAGACATACTTGGATAAACTTGCTAAAAAAATTAACTAAGTATAGCGACTTGGTACCAAGTTTATTATGGAGAAAAAAATATGAGTGATAATTCAGGAGAAATGTTAGCAGAAATATGGGTAGCATTAAAACCTTACCTTGATAAAAAAGATAGACCAGATGCCGCACAGGCATTTGTACGAGTTTCAGAAGAGTATATTAACCTAGAAATTCATAGAGAAGAACTAAACGAAGCAGGAACAGAAATTAATCATGCATTAAATGAATTACTAGGCGAAGATGATGAGGATTTTGAAGAAGAGGACTACTAAATGAGTACATGGTATAGAAAAGTTCAGTCAGATATCACACATTTACCAAATTGCATAGGGCATTTTGAGAATGAGATAGCTGAAGCCCGTAAAGAGCTAAAAATGAACGGAAGTCTCGAAAAAGCAAGTAGGGAAATGCCAGGACAGGTAGAATGGAGGTTTAATCAGCTACAAGAAATTGAAGCAATTCTCGAACATTTGAATATTGAGCTTAGAAAAGTACGATCTGCTAAATTTAGGCAGTTTACAGAGCATTACAACCGTACATTAAGCAGTCGAGACGCAGAAAAGTACACAGATGGGGAGCCAGAAGTAGCACAGATGGAGAATCTCATCAATGAATTTGCATTGTTGAGGAATAAGTTCATAGGACTTACAAAAGCCTTAGATGCAAAGTCGTTTCAGATCAATAATATTACTAAATTACGGGTTGCTGGACTAGAAGATGTGGAATTACGTTAAGTCATTGAATAATAACACAAATCTTTTTTTCAAAATCGTTTAAAATCAATGACTTAGTGGTCCATAAAAAGGTTGACCTTATGGTCCTTTTGTCTTATACTGTATAGACAATGAGGAAACAGATGGTACATACAGTAATAAAAAAAAGTTACAAAAAAGACAAAATAAAGGTTGACCTTTGGTCCGTTTTGTCTTATACTGTAAGTACAATAAGAGTTCAACCACGCGAAACGAAGGAAAATTAATGTCAGCTTTTATAAAAATTACAAATGGTAAGTATCGCACTTTTACAGTACATAACAAGGTACTGCAATTGGTAGCAGATTACAACGAAAAAGGCGGTTATGTAACTGTCGTTGCAGATGACTCCTTTGGTGAGTTTGCAGATAAACAAATCCGTGTTAAAGTTAAAAGCATGGAAGATATTACTCCTGCTAATGCTGGTGAAGCATTTAACAAGGATGATACTCCTATTAAAGAAGTACATGATGCAGAATATGATGCAAAACGTTTAGAAGAAATTGCAGAACGTTTTGAGATTCTAGAAGATATGACTGATGCCGCTATTGAAGGTACAGTTCGTGCAATGATTGTTGTAGGACCTCCAGGTGTTGGTAAGTCTTTTGGTGTTGAACGTACTCTTGAAAAAGCGGCTATGTTTGATAAAATTGCAAATATGGCTCCTCGTTTTGAGGTTGTTAAAGGTGCAATGAGTCCGATCGGTTTGTATTGTAAATTGTATCAGTATTCAGGTGCTGGTAATGTGCTAGTATTTGATGACTGTGATAGTGTTTTAATGGACGATTTGTCCTTGAACATTCTTAAAGCGGCTTTGGATAGTTCTAAGAAACGTATTATTTGCTGGAATACAGATTCTGCAATGTTACGTCGTGAAGGTGTTCCAGATCGTTTTGAATTTAAAGGTAGTGCTATCTTTATTACTAACATTAAATTTGATAATGTACGAAGTGCAAAACTTAAAGATCACCTTAGTGCTCTTGAGTCACGTTGTCACTATTTGGATCTTACACTTGATTCAGCATATGACAAGATGCTTCGTATCAAGCAAATAATGAGAGATGGTATGCTTAACTCATACAACTTCTCAGAAGAAGAAAACAAAATCATTTATGATTATGTTGAAACCAACCAGGACAGGCTCCGTGAGCTTTCACTTCGTACAGTGATTAAGGTTGCAGACCTTTGCAAGATGACTGGTATAGATGGTAAATGGAAAAGGCTTGCAGAAACCACAGTAATGAAACGAAGCTTCTAAAGGAGGTATAAATGTTTAAGAAATCACTTTTAACTATTGCTACACTAGCCCTTGTAAGTACAGGTGCTAGTGCGGCTGAGAAAATGGAGGTAAAGTACAAGGATAAGGTTTGGAAAACTGTAGTCGCTACTGATTCGATGTCCGATTCTTCTTATTGTAAAGTTACCTCGGTTAAGCGAAAACATATTACTGCAAATCCTAGTATGGTTTATGTTAACACAAAAACCAATGGAATTGTAAGTTATCAGATACGTTTAGATAGTAATCCGGCACTACCAAAGCAGACTTCTACGGTGCTAGAACGTGATACTGGATTTATTATGATCCCGTCTACCACTTATATTGGTAAGAGTAGAATGAGGATTGTAGGTACTTCGGTTAAAGGTAAGTCTATATTCGAAGATGTAGATTTGCAGTCATTGAATATGGCAACAAAGGCTTGCCTATAAAGAATATAGGTGTTGACATTCGCGTGGTGGCACCTATTAGTACCCTCCTTCGGGAGGGTACCTTTTTAATTCGGTAAACAAGAACATTGACTTTTAAGTCGTTTGAAAGTATACTATTAATATGTCAGGAATATGTACATTAGAAATAAGAGATGAGGTAAACGTTCGTTTTCACGAGCTATCGCCGAGTACTCGACGATCGTGTGAAGCAAAATTAAAATATATGTTGCCTTATGCATATCATGTACCAGCCTACAGGCTAGGAAGATGGGATGGTAAGATTGGATTTTTTACAGCCGCTGGATCAACGTATTTGAATTTGCTTGATCGAGTTTTACCTATATTAGATAACGAAGGCTGGAGTGTTGAGCTTGTTGATAACAGAATTAAACATAGTTTCGAGTTTGAGCAAGTTACCGAAGACACT